CCTTTAGAAATGAAAACAGGTATGGGAACATCTACTACAACAGGTTATTTAAGTCCTGTTTTAACTCATACAACTCTTTATTCTAAATATAGATTAAATGTTACAGCAGGTAGTTCAGTTGGTTTCCCTATTTCTGTTTCACAATTTGAAATGGGAGAGTCTGTGGGTACTATTTATGGTACAGGAACAGGTGGCTCTTTTACAGTACCTTCATCATTAGTAGGAACAAGGAATATTTCATTTTCTGGTGCAGGTATTATGGCTAATACAGCTGCTGCATCAACAGTAATTCAAACTTTTCATAATAATGGTAATATAGTTAATTTTAACAAAACAGGTAGTGGTTATATTGTAGGACCAAATTGGTATTCAACAGCAGCTACTTATTATGCTATTGGACATTATGGAACTGCAGGTGGAGTAATTAATTATAATGGAGATTTATGGGGAGGAACAGTTGCTTTGGCTAATCCAGGAGCTGCTTTAGCAGTATGGTCTTCAGCAGGTGCAACTACAGTTACTATAACTGGTAGAATATATGGAGCAAGAGGAGGTACAGGTACAAACACATTATATTTACTAAATTCTGGATCTACTTTAAATGTAACTGGAGATATAGTTCCTAATAATATAATAGCCTCTCCTGCTATTACAAATAATGGTACTAATACTATTAATATAACAGGCAGTTTAATTTCAGATATAGGTTCTTGTATAAGTTCTGCATCATACACTTGTTATTTAACAATAGTAGGAAATATTGGATATACTAATGCAAGTAGTACAAAAGCTATTACATTAGGAGGTAGTTCTTCTTTAACTGTAACAGGAACTATTACTGCATCACCAAATGAAAATGCAATAGTAACTAGTGGTACAGGCGCAATTAATGTAACTGGTGCAATAACTGGAAATACAAATGGAGCTGGTATAGCAAGTACAGGAACAGGAGCAATAAATGTTCCTACAGGAATAATAACAGCAGGAACAAATGCTTGTGGAATAACTGCAACAACTTCTTCTTTAGTAACAGTAGGTAATAGTCCAATAAATAATACTAATGGAATAATGGCTGTTTATGCACCAAGAATAAGATTTTATACAGCAGCACAAATAGAATGGAAATTTCAAACATCTGATGGTGGTGTTAAAATTTTAAGAAATGCAGATAGTATTATAGGAATGCCTTCTTTTGTAGATGTTAAAATTGGGCAAACATATGGACCTAATGATGATATTATAGGAGCATGTGTTATTCCACCTGCAAGTGCTGTAGGAGTTGGAATACCTGTATCAGCTATAACTCCTGTGGATACGGCAGTTCCTATTATTGTAGGTACTTTACAATTAACAGGAGAAGATTTACTTAATGCAATCTCTACAAGTAGTAATGATGTTGCACAAAGAATTAAAAATTTAGCTACAGTAGAAACTACTGGAGATCAATTAGCAGCTTTTAATAGAATATAAAAATATAAAATATGGCAAATTATTTTGCAATAGCAAACGGCAACTGGAGTGCTAACTCTACATGGGATTCTAATATTATTCCAACAAGTGCTGATGTGGTGTATACTAATGGTTATACAGTTACAATTGACACTGATGTTGATGTAGACAGATTAATAAATGGAAGTAATGCAGGTCAACTTCCAAATATGTGTGTTCCTGCAATGACAAGTAATACTGCACCAAGCGGTGTTGCAAGTGCTTCATCAAATAATTCATTAGCATATTTAGCTTTTGATGGAAATCCAAATACATATTATGATGCTGGAGGAAGTACTGTATCTCCTGGAACACCATTTACCTTAACTTATCAATTTGCTACACCAAAGATTATTAAAAGATTTAGAATAGTATCTGCTTATAATTCTACTCCAAATGCATTTACTATTCAAGCAAGTGATGATCCTACATTTGCAACATTTGCAACATTAGTAACTGGTAATATGCCTAATACAGGCTACAATATTTTTATTAGTGCTTCCTTAACTAATACAACAGCATATACCTATTATAGACTTAATGTTACTACATCTCTTCTTAATGTCTCAACACCCAAAGTATATGCTTTTGATATGACAGAAAGTTCAAGTGTTATTACAAATGGTTCTGGAACATCAGCTAATACATTAATACAAACAGGAGGATATTATAATATTGCTACTTTACCTACATTACCTGCTGAAAGAACAGTTGTTGTTAGAAATACAGTATCAGGAATAGTAAATCAAAGTTCTCAAGTTGTAATAAATGCTACTGCTCCTACAGGAATTTTAAATATTAATCATTTTACAAATGGAAATTTAATAGGAGGAGATAATGCTGGTTGGCAACCTTCATATTCATTTATACAATTAACTTCTGCTTTTACAGCAACTTTAAATGTAAGAGGAAATATTATTGGACAAACAGCTGGCTGGAGCAATAGAGATAATGCAGGAATTTCAATTGCTGGAAGTTGTACATGTAATTATATAGGAAATATTACAGCTGGTTATGGAGATATAAATGCTATTGGTAATGTTGGTATTTTATTAACATCAACTGCTACATTAGCAATAGTTAATATTACAGGAAATTTATTAGGACAGCAAGTTCTTTTAAGTACAAATCCTGGTGGAGCTGCTATATGGAGTAACTCAACTGGTCTTTCAACTATTAATGTTACAGGAAATATAACAGGTTATTTATATCCTGCTATTCAAGTTGCTAGTACTAGTAATACTAGTGTAAATGTAATTACTGGAACAGTAACAGCTTCAAATACTAATGTTGGATTAAGAAATTTAGGTGGTGGTACAGTAACATTACTTTCCCCGGTTATGAATAGTAATAATGTTGTAGGAGTTTTATCTCCAAGAATAAAATTTTATCCTACAGGAATATCTCAATGGAGATTTCAAAATCAAACAGGAGCTAATGTAACTATATATAGCGGTGCTGGTGCTGGAGATGGTTATCCTGCTGAAGACACTGTAAGATATGGATCTCCTACTTATGGTCCTACTAACAGTGAATATAATGGAACAATGAGAATTCCTGATGTAACCAATGTTAATAAAGGAGTAGAATATGGTTATGGTTTAGTAGGTACTGGACAATTAACAGCAGAAGCATTTTTAGATGCTATAAGTACTTCTACAAACCCTATGGCTATTAGACTTAAAAATCTATCTACTACTCAAACAATGGGAGATCAATTATCTGGATTTAGCAATGCTTAATAAAATATAACTAATGAGTTCTATAATAAGAAAAAAGTTATTTTCACAAAATGCAGGTACTGGTGGGGGTGGTTTTACTCCCACTACTCAAATTATTAGATATAATGTACTTAATTATTCTGCATTATCTACGCTAACTCCTAATACAGGTGAGTTTGCTTATGTACAAAATGAACAAGGTACTAAATGGTTACCTGGAACTATAGGTGGAACTTACTATGCATCTGGTTTATATTACTACACAGGAACTACTTGGATAAATGACTTAACTAGTATTGCTGCACAATTAGCTTTAAATGATACTGCAATATTAGATTTACAAACAAATAAAGTACCTTATACTGGAGCTACTACAGATCTTAACTTAGGTACTTATAATTTAACAGCAGATCATATATCTTTAAATACAAATCCATCTGGTGCAGGTTTTGTTGAAGGTACTATGCAATGGAACAACACTGATGGTACTTCAGAGACTCTATTAAAAGGAGGATCAGTTATATTAAAAAATGGTGTAGACTTAGTTGCTAGAGTAGTTAATAAAGTAGTACCAAATACAGTTCTTACTAAAGCTCAATATCAAGTTGTTAAAGTTAGTGGAGCACAAGGTCAAAGACTTGCTATAGATTTAGCTCAAGGTGATGTTGATAATAATAGTGCGGATACTCTTGGTGTAGTTATTGAAACAATTACTACTAATCAAGAGGGTTTTATAATGACAGTTGGTCAATTAGAAGATGTTAATACATCAGGTTCTTTGCAAGGTGAAACCTGGGCAGATGGTGATGTATTATATCTTTCTCCCACAGTTAGAGGGGCTATTACTAAAGTAAAACCAACTGGATTAACAGGACATATAGTAGTTATAGGTTATGTAGAATATGCACATCCTACTCAAGGTAAGATCTATGTAAAAATAATGAACGGTTGGGAACTTGATGAACTCCATAATGTTTATATAGATAATGGTACTTTAGCAAATAATAACATACTAACTTACAACAGTGCAGACTCTCTTTGGAAAAATAAAACAGTTGCTACAGCTTTAGGTTATACTCCAGTAGGAGGTAGTGGTACTACTAATTATATTAGTAAATTTACTGCTTCTGGTACTATAGGTAATTCACTTATACAAGATGATAATGTTGGTATAGGAATTAACTCTGCTCCTAATTCTGGTTCTACTTTATATTCATTAACTGCAGTAGGACAATCTATTTCTGGTCATTTTATATCTACTGATACTAGTGGAAATTCTTATGGTACATATGCATCTACAGTAGGTGCTAATAGTAATGTTAATGTTGGTACTTATGGAAGTGCAACTAACTCTACTTTAATGAATATAGGAGGTATGGGAGTTGCAATGTCTCCAACAGTTGGTGTTAATATTGGAGGTTCTTTTACCGCAACAAATGGAGCTAGTAACTATGCACTTAGATTAACAGATGGAACACAGGCAATAGGGAAATACCTTAAATGTGTAGGCGCTAATGGAGAAGCCAATTGGGATACTTACTCTCCTTTTATACCAGAATTAAAACCACAAGAAATATATAGAGGTGTTATTATTAATAATAATAGTACATCTATTGTTTCTGACGGAGGTATTACAGCTTTTCCTACAGGATCTACATTAGCACAATCAGTAGCTTCTACTAATTTTTCAACTAAACAAATTAGATTAAGATATTATAATACTACTGTTTCTGCTGGAAGATATACTGGGCTAAGAGGAAGTGCATTACTTTGGTTTATACATGGTGGATTTAGATATATTTGTGATTTTAATATTTCAGATACAGCTTATTCTGCAGGATGTCAACAATTTTATGGATTAGCTTCTCAAACAGCAGATTTAAATTATGGAGGTGCTGGTGGTATATTAGTTAGTACTTTAATTAATATAATAGGAATAGGTTCTGAAACTGGAGATACTAACTTACAAGTTTTTCATAATGACGCTACTGGAACAGCAACAAAAATAGATTTAGGAGTAGATTTTCCAGCTAATAGAACTGCTGGTGCAATATCTACAACAGTTTATTCTGTTACATTATATAATGCTCCTACATCTACTGATGTATTATATAGAGTTGTTAACAATGAAACAGGTGCTATAGCTGAAGGAACTGTATCTACAAATTTACCAGCTACTTCATTAGGATTAAACTTTTTTGCAAGTAGATGCATGTCTGTTACTTCAGTTACTGGTACAGGACAATTTGATTTGTCTAAATTAGGGGTTTTCTCTTTATTATAATTTATGGAAAAGTTTACATTAATAGCAACAAAAATATTACTTGATGATTTTGAAATTCAAGTTAATTTGAAACCTTCAAGTGAGATTATTAAAAATTATATAGCAACTGGTAGGTCTTATTTACATACAGAAGCTACAGATATTGCTATAAATGATTTTATTTTAGAGATGACTCCTTTACTATTTAATGATTTTCAGAATGCAGAAAATATACCTATAGAAATAAGACAACAGTTTGAATTATAACCCTATTGTTTAATTAAAATATATATAGTATATTTGTACTATTTACCTTACTCAAAATAAATAACATAACAAAATGAAGAAAGTTACATTAGTATTAAATGAGCAGGAAGCAGACACCTTAGTAAAATTATTAGACATTACTCTTAAATCATCAGGATATGCAGCTAAAGATGCTGTATATTTTATTGATAAGATTATTGCAGATTTTAATAAGAAGGAAGAAGTTATAGAAGAAGTTGAACATATTAATGGACTTTAATCTATAATCTTTATACTTAATGGATCCAATGCAAGAACAACTTAATAACATAGAACACAAAGTAAATCAAATTTGTGATGCTTTACTAGGTACTGATTTTACTAATCATCAAGGACTTATAGATAAAGTAGAGAAGCATAATAAGTATATTGAAAGTGATAAAAAATTCAAATGGACTATTGCTGGGATTCTTATGGTATTAGCATTAGTTAGAGAAAAAATATTATCTTTAATATTCTAATGAAAACTGGACCACTAGGAATACAACTTATTAAGGTTTATGAAAGCCTGCATGATAATAATCTAAAAAAGATTGGATTACAACCTAAAATGTGCCCTGCTGGTATCTGGACATCTGGATATGGCAGGGCTATTATAGATCCAAGAACAGGTAAATTCTTAAAAGGAATTGCAAATAAAGAATATGCAGAAGCTAACTTTACAGTTGCTGATGAAAAGACTGCAATGAATAATTTACTAGAAGATCTAGTAAAATATGAAAATATAGTAAAGTCTAAAATAAAAATACAATTAACACAAAACCAATTTGATGCTTTAGTATCTCACACTTATAACACTGGTGGTTCAGATACATTATTTAAATTAATAAATGATAAAGCAACTGATCAAGTAATATACAATTGGTTTACTACTAAATACACTACAGCTAATGGAGTAGTACTAAGAGGTTTAGTTAGTAGAAGAAAGTCTGAAGCAGACTTATACTTTAAAAAATAAACATATGAATTTAGTACAATTAATAAGACAGGTAACTAATGATACCATGAAGAAAGAAGGTAAATGGAGTAGAACTTCACTTACTATGTTTTCTTCTTTTTGGATTGGAGTATTATACTCAGGTTATGGTATATATAAATATGGATTTGATCCTATTGTATTTGCAACTTATATGGCAGTTGCTACAGGTCTTAAAGTGATAGATGTAATAGATAAACATAAAAATAATACACCAAATGACCAAGTTTAAAGCAGTGATGAGTATTATAGGTATTACTTTTATAATAAGTATGTTTGCTAATATGTGCAATAAACCTATAGAACAAGAAGGGCCAGGAAGAATAGATACTGTAGTAGAATATAAAACACACATAGATACTGTATTCTTTGATAGAACTGTTACTAAAACTGTAGCTAAAATTATTAATACTAGAGACACTATTTACTTAGATAGTATTACACAGACACCACATAGATTTAATGTTGTAGACACCCATATATGTGACTCTCTTATTGAGGGTACTATATCTACTGTAATGGATGGTACTATAGTAGCACAAGAATTTACATATAAAGCATTGTTTCCTAAGTATATTATTAAATCAGATTCAGTAATTACTACTATATCTACAGAAGCTAAACTAAGAAATAGTTTGTATTTAGGTATGATGTTAGGTGGTAATAAAAAACAAATGGAATTAGGACCTACAATAGTATTAACTACAAAGAAACATTTATTAGTAGGATATAATTACGGTATAATAAACCGTACACATAATGTAAGTATAGGATATAAACTTTTTAAATAAAATAATATGCACGGAGAAGATAAAGAAAGATATAGTATATCTAAAGAAGAAAATGGTAATACTAAGAAAGTAACTGTTAAAGAAATTGAAAATGGTTACTTAGTTTGTATTACAGAATGTGGATACAAAGGAGAGGGAGATAAAAAAGAATGGTATTCTGAAGAAAAAGAATTCTACTCTAAAACTAATCCTTTAATGGAAGGTAAAGAAGAAGAGAAAGAAGAAGAAAAAGCAGAATCTGTACTTTCTAAATTACCAGATTTCATGAATTCTTTAGCATCTAGCTTAGGTAAACTTAATATATAATAATTACAATGGGTATTACTCTTAATGAAATAGCATATGACTTACTTAATCTTATTAGAGCAGGACGTTCTGTAACTGGTGAGACTATAAGTATAGATCAAATTAAATTTTGGGTTGTTAATACAAGAGCCCAGTTAATAAGAAATGAAGCTAATAAACAAAGAACTATAGATCCTGAATTAATACAGGATTTAGGTTGTTTAGAAGTAGAAGCAGTTGATGCTGCATTATGTTGTAATGTATCTGTAGATTGTAATGTAGTTAGAACTAAAAAGAAAATACCTGGCTTTATTGAAATAAATCAAAAGCCTCTTATTACTAGAGTAGGTCCTATTAATAGAACTCTGCCACAGTATGATTTTATTCCTATTGAAAGATTGCCTTTTGAGTTTCAAAATAAGTTTACAAAAAATCAAATAAAATCTTATATTCACGGAGATTATATTTATCTTGCAGGCCATAAAGATAACCAAGATTTATTTGGATTAGCTTATGTAAATGTAGCAGGAGTATTTGAAGATCCAAGGTCTATTGCAGATTTTGAATGTGATAATGAAGCTTGTTATTCAGATGATGGAAGTTTTAAAATAAAAAGATGGATGATTGAATTAATGAAAGCTCAAATATTACAATTAGACCTACAAACTATTGCTGGATCTATGACAGATAAAACTTCAGATTCTAAACTGGGTCTTCAAAACCAATCACAACCATAATAAATGAAAAGAGGGGAAGGAAAAATAAAATCTGATTATACATTAAAAGATGCCTACAAAGTTTTCTGTTCTAAATTAGTTAAGTCAGAAAACTTAGATGGCTCTTTCACTGATATAAAAACTAAGTACAATTTAAACAAGACTTTATATAATCAAATATGTAAAGACTTTAATAACTTAGTAGTTACAGAGATTATTGAGAAGGCATATGAATTTAAAATACCTGCTAGATTAGGTACCTTTAGAGTTAGAGTAAGAAAAGAAAAACTTAAACTAACACCAGAAGGTAAAATAGATACAAGAAAACTGGTAGTAGACTGGAAGAGAACTAAAGAAGTTTGGAATGAAAGTCCTGAACTAAGAGAAAAAAAGAAAGTTGTTTTTGTAGAAAACAGTCACTCAGATAATTATAGAGCTTGGTGGTATTGGAGTAAGAACTATTGTAATGTACCAAACAAAACTGTATATCAGTTTATACCATCAAGAACTAATAAAAGGACTCTAGCAGCAGCTATTAAAAGAGAAGAAAATAAGCCAATATACCATTTATAATTAACCCCACATATAATGCTTAATTCAAAATTAGTAAGTACTAAAGAACTTGTAGCAACTGTTTATAGAGACGGAGGATATACTACTGAAGTTAGTTATTCTGACTGTATAGAATGGACTGCAGAATGCTTAGATTTAATAGCAGCTCCACAAGGTTATGTAAGAAAAGTAACAGATGTAAACAATCCTGTTATTATTGAAAATTATAGAGGTAAATTACCAGCTGATTTAGTACAAATAATACAAACAGCTAAGTTAGATAACTCTTATCCACAAACTAGTATGGTTGGTACTGTACTTGATTTTACACAAGGACATGTAATAAGTGCTCCTCAATATTCTATTGGTTGTAAAATTATACCAATGAGATATGCAACAGATACGTTTAATCTAGGATTACACTGCAATGACTGTATAGACACTCTTGTTGATTCTGATTATACCTATGAACTAAATAATGATTATATATTTGCCAACTTTAAAACAGGAAAAGTACTTTTTAGTTATTTGGGTTATCCAATAGACTGTGATGGTTTTCCTATGATACCTGATAATATTAAATTTAAACAAGCAGTAAAAGCTTATTTAATGGAAAGAATAGATTATAAACTATGGAGAAAAGGAGAAATCAATACCCAAGTATATAATAAATCAGAACAAGAAAGAATGTGGTATATTGGAGCAGCACAAACACAAGCACAAATACCAAGTATTGATCAAGCAGAAAGTTGGAAAAATAGAATGGTTAAATTGCTTCCTGAGTTTAATGCTCAAAGTAATTTCTTTAGAAGAGGTAGTAATCAAGAACAATTAAGAAATATATAATGGCTGAAGAGTTAATTCATGGTTTTACTGGTGGTTTAAACAAAGATTTAGCTACTAGTTTAGTACAAGCAGATAGTTATATAGATGCCAATAACATAAGGATTGTTACCCAAGAGGGACAATCCTCTGGCATTTTAATGAACATACTAGGAAATGCATTTAGTTTTAGTATTCCCAATGTAAAAGGAGGTTTTAGAACTACTTCTCCAGATGGTGAAGGTTATGGCAGATATGATCTTACTATTGGTACTACAGTAGTTTCTTTTGTTGTTGAGTATAATAATCCAATTAGACCTCAAATACAAAGTATATTAGAACCTTATATTACTTCTGGCCAAATATTTGTTTATGTAAATGGATCTGAATTAATAATATTAGAAGGTACTAGTACAATAAATTTAACTTTATTTTCTGGAGTAGATATTGTTATATTTCCAGTAAGTCCTATTACTGATTTACAGATAATAGGATGGACAACTATAAGAGATACTATTGTTTTATTTACTTGCCCTGAAACAGCTAATGGTACTGGACAAATATGGACAGTAAATTACAACAGTGTTACACAAACTACCACAGGCCCTGTATTAAAATATACACAAGCACTTAATTTTGATAGTAAACATCCTATACAAGCTATAGGCAGATATGAAACTACAGATATACAAAGAGTATACTGGACTGATAATTATAATGCTCCTAGAAGTTTTAATATAACTGCTTTATATGCAGAAGATACTGATATAGACTTAATTAATTTAAGTAGTTCTACTACTTTAAATATTCCTATTTTAGCTCAAATAACTACAGGAGGTAGTTTATTAGCAGGAAGTTACCAATATACTTATAGACTTAAAAAGACTAATGGTGCTTATTCTACTATAGCTCCTTTAAGTAACTTAGTTAATATAGTATCATCTGATGAGAATACTACTGCTTTTCAAAACTATGAAGGAAGTAGTATTAATACAGTTACTAGTAAATCAGTTACTTATAACATAAATAACTTAGATAACTCTTATAGTACTATTGAACATATCTTTTTATTTAAAGATACTTTTAATACAATACCTAAAATATATATATTTAAAGAAGAAACTGCAGTAACAGGAAACATTGAAGTAGTGCATAGTAAAAATACAGATACTACTTTTATTCCTCTTACTTTAGAAGAGTTACTAATATCATCACAAAATGAATTTTTAAAAGCAAAGACTATTGCTACTAAGGATAATATGTTATTCTTTGGTAATACTAAGTCTCAATCTTTTAAAGTAGATTATGACTCAAGAGCTTACAGGTTTGATAATACTAGAATAGCTAAGATAAAAGATAACTCTAGACAATTTACTCCTTATGGAGATATTTATATTGATGGTACTGCTCCTGATTATACAGTAGTGCCAAAAGATCATGATGCTATAAATGTATTTAATGATTCTGATGCTATCTCAACTGCATCTAAATATTATAAATATCAAGCAGATGGTGTAACTGTGGGAGGCCAAGGTGCTAATATTAAATACAGTTTTACATATATTGATGGTATAGTAGATAATGATACTAATACTTTAAAAAGTGCGTCTCCTTTTTATACCAGTGATAGAACTGGAGATGTTAGTTATTATTTAGATGTACCTGGACAAACTTATCCACAAAATAATTTCTTTAACAACATTAAATCTCCTTATTATTCTAGTATTTATACAGGATATGCAAGAGGAGAAATATATAGATTTGGTATTGTATTCTATGATAAATCAGGAAGACAATCTTATGCTAATTGGATAGGAGATATTAGATTTCCAGAACATGGTGAAATTCCTATGGGAGGAGTACAAAGTCCTTTTGCTAAATCATATGCATTACAATTAGGTATACAATTTGTTGTTACTATTCCAACAAGTCTTAGAAATACATGTTCTGGTTATAGTATTGTAAGAGTAGAAAGAAAAGAAGAAGATAAAACAAAATTAGGTACTGGTGTATTAGGAACAGTAGTAGAATCTAGAATAACTGATAATACTAATACATATTGGAATGCTACTAGGTATACAGATTCTAATGATGAAACTTATCCTTTAGATAGAGTACACACTTTAGATGGCCCTGCATTTCATTTTAATACTTTTACTTATAAACCAAATGATTATTTATATGTAATTGGACAAGGAGATACTACTAATATTGCTCTTTGGAAAGATTATGGTCAGTACCAATCTTATACAAAAGCATATAAAACTACAGCAAGTACTATTTTAGCAGGTCCTTATAATATTAATAAATATGCACAAATACAACCTGCTGGTACTATAAGTGCTGATCCTAGTAATGGATTAAATAAAAAATATATTAACATGGGAGACAGAGGAATAACAGATCCTTTGTTTAGTGGTCCTTACCATAATGATAATTATTCAGCAGCAGGTGGACTAACTTCTTTAGTAACTTTAGGAGGTTCTATTAGTACAAGTGACTCTTATGGTGGTAATGATTATAATCAAATGACTTTTGTTTCTTATAATAGAAATTTAAGTAATCAATATGGAGGTAATACTTATAGTTCTAGAAGTGCTAATACTTATATAAACTGTAGTCATTTCTTTCCAATAAGTTCATCAAGTTCTTTAGGATATGATGTATTTACTGTTTTTGGTGGAGATACTTATGTAAACTACTATGATCATACTAAGTATGATAAAAACTATCCAGATCAAACAGGGTATGCATTAAATGATAGTGATGAAGTACCTAGAGAAAGAAGTAGATTTGCTAGAGTATATTTAGCAGAATCTCCTGTAAATACTGATTTAAGACAAGGAAATCATTTTAATAAAAATCAAGATAATACTCCTACTTGGTTATACGGAGACTTTAAATATAATCAAGTATACTCTCAACAAAATAATACTAGAGTATATATACCAGAACCATTTATAGATACTACACAAGAAGAATTTGATAGTAGAATATGGTATAGTAAAACTAAGATTAATGGAGAACAAACAGATAACTGGACTTTTATAGACGGTTATAAAGATATAGAGTCTGTATATGGTCCTATTAATAGATTAGAAGTACTTAATGATAACTTATTTGCATTTCAAGATAGAGCATTAGCTAATATTTTAGTTAATCCATTAAGTGTTATACAAGATAATAATGCATCTAACTTAGTATTAGGTAAAGCAACTGGTGTAATACAAAAACATATATACTTATCTACAGAGATAGGTTGTAAACATCAATGGTCTGTAGTTAAATCTGATCAAGGTATATACTGGTTTGATATACTAGGTAAAAGACTATGTAAATTAGAAGGCCCTCAAACATTAGAATTATCTGATGCAAAAGGATTGTTTAGTTATTTCCAAGAGAATTTAAAAGGAGCTATTAACAATGTAACACATAATGACAATTATTTAGTAGGTGATAGTCCTACTTACCAGTATGGTATTACTGCAGGTTATGATTATAGAAATAAAGAAGTAGTATTTACTTTTTTAGATAGTAATAAACAATTTACACTTGCTTTTAGTGAAGTATTAGGTAAGTTTACTAGTTTTTATAGTTTTAAACCAAACTTATATATTTATACTAAAGACAAGTTTATTAGTCCAGACCCTGACAATTTAAATCAATTATACTTACATAATATAGATAATACTTATGGTACATTCTATACTAATAACTATGATAGTGATTTTAGCGTAATAACTAATAAGTTTCCAGCTAATACTAAAGTATATGATAACTTAGAGTTGTTTAGTGAAGTTACTATTAATAATGTAGATCAAGGTTCTTCATTTAATAAAGTACAATGTAATACTAAATATCAAGACAGTGGTTTACTTAATTTAACTCCTGGAGTATCTATTAAACGTAGAGAAAGAAGCTGGAGATTGTTTGTACCAAGAGATACAGGTACTACAGGATCTTCTTTCCAAGCTAGGTTAAGAGATAAGTATTTAACAACTAAATTAGTATTTACTAACACAGGAGATAAGAAGTTATTATTACACTGGTTAAAAGTATTGTTCAGAGCGTCAATATCTTAGCTATTGTTTTAGTACTCATAATTCATTATATTTGTAGATTATGGCAAAGAAATACCAAAAAGATATAAAAGTAGTATTACCTAAATCAGATCCATTTAGAGACATTGCTGTCTATGGAGCTGGTGAAGAAATGATTAAAGCACTAGGAGGACAATTAGCTGATAAAGGTAAACAACCTGATATAGTACCTACTAAAAATAACCCACATTTTATGAAAAAATCAAATAAAAAAGGACAAAGTCCTAGAAGTATATTATCCCCAGAACAAAAAATGGCTATGGAATTTGGGTGGGGAGGAGCACTTGGTAGTGTATTAGGTGCTGCAGCTGGTTCTTTTATCCCAGTTGTTGGTACTGGTTTAGGTGCTAGTATTGGAGGTGCTTTAGGTAGTGCTGTAGAAGGTACTATAGAAAACAAAAAAGCAAATCAAAATATAAATCCACAATATCCACAACAACAAATGGCACCTTTACCACAAATGCAATTTGCTAAAGGAGGTATGTTAAATAAAAGAGGTATTCCACATAGAGGTACTTCAGAACAAATGCCTTATCAAACACAAATGCAATCTTATCCAGATTTAGAATTTGGTAATGGAGAACAAATGCTTGCTGCTGGAGGAATGATTAAAAGAGCTGATGGTAGTTATTCTCAAAGAGGTCTTTGGGATAATATCCGTGATAACAAAGGTTCTGGTAAAAAACCAACTAAAGAAATGCTTGAACAAGAAGCTAAAATAAAAGCTGAATATGCTAATGGAGGTAAACTACCTAAAGAAATATTAAAAGCTAGAGTAGAAGCACATATGTCCCCAGAAAAAGCAGATTCTTATATAGAACAATATGCTAAAGGTGGAATACATATTAAACCTTCTAAGAGAGGTACTTTTACTGCAGCTGCTACTAAACATGGTAAATCAGTACAAGCATTTGCTAGTCAAGTATTAGCTAATAAAGAAAACTATTCTCCTGCAATGGTTAAGAAAGCTAACTTTGCACGTAATGCTGCTAAGTGGAAACATGTTGATGGTGGTTTCTTACAAGAACCTGCAGAAGGAGTTATAGAAAGAAGAAATAAAAATAGAAGTAGAGAACCTCAAGAGTATGCTACTTTTGAAGAAAACTTTAAACATATGTATGCACAAGGTGGACGTATGGGAGCAATGGGACCTATGGATGTAGGTAATATATACTATGCAGATGGTGGTAGATTAATACCAGATGTAAGAGTACTAGGTAAATATAAAAATCAAACATCTGAAAAAGATGGTAAAACAAAAGAATTTACTGAAGATTTTGGAAGACAAATGGGATCACAAGATAATACTTATAACTACCAAAGAGAAGGTACTGATAAACCTTATTTAGGTTATTTTTCTTATAATGACGTTGATGGAAAAGGAGAGCAACTTCAAACTGGACGTGAGACTTATATTCATAAAGTAGATCCATTTGTATCTAGATACTTAAGAACTAAAATAGACTCACAAACTAATAATTTAAATAACCCAATGAATTATGCTAATGGTGGTATTAATGTTTTAGGTAAAACTAAAAGTAATATAATTAATGACAATCAAAGTTTTGAAAGTTATGGAAAAACTATTGGTAATAATAATGATACATACAGCTACAAAAGATTAAGTGATAATAAACCTGAATTAGATTACTTTTCAGGAAAATCAGGAGAAGAATTTCAAATAGATGGTGTTATCCATGATAAAGTAGATCCTTTTATGTCTAGATACTTAAAAACAAAAATTAATGCAGAGACTAATAATGTATATGCAAATGGTGGTATGCTAAATGAGTACAATGGAGAAAAACATGAAAATGGTGGTATTCCAATGGGGCCAAATGCAGAAGTAGAAGGTGGAGAAACTAGTATGAAAATGGGTATGGGTGGAGAACAAGATTCTACTTATATTTATTCAGATAGATTAAAAGTTCCAGGAAAAAACCATACATTTGCAGAAGCTTCTAAAAGAATAGATAACAAATACAATAGAAGAACTAATGATAAGTTATCTAATGAATCTAAAAGAAGAGAACTTAACAAGTTAATGGAAAGTCAAGAACAAGAAAGAGCAGGATTAGTTAATAGTGCTTATGAAACTATTGCAGCTTATGGAGGTCCTATACATAGATATACTGATGGTGGAATAAGAAAACCAGGAGATAATTGGAATAACCCACCAATAGATAATTCAGGAATAGAAACTGGAAGACTTGCAGAGGAAATGTGGGCAGCAGGAAGAAACCCAAGAGCAATGCGTTCTTTGCCATTAGAAGATAATAGTTATAAAAGTCCTGATAAATTAGCAAATATACCAGCATATGATTTTAATGAACAACCTAAAGGTTTTAATTTAGGTACAGGAGAACAATGGGCTACAGGATTAGGTTATGGCTTACAAGGCGCTAGTTTATTAGCTAGACAATTACAGTTAAGTAAAGCTAAACTACCTAATATTACTCCTTATACTATGCAAAGACAAGTATTAAATGCAGAACCTCAATTAAGAGAAGCAGATATACAAGGTGGTATTACTAGAAGAAATATAAGAGACTTAGGTGCTAGTACTTCTTCTGGAGGAGCAATGCAAGGTTACTTAGCTTCACAAGCTGCTACTACTAGAAGTAAAGCAGATATTATGTCTGATTTACAAAATAGACAAGCTATGGCAGACATGAATATAGATCAATTTAATGCTGCTGCAAGAGAAAGAGCTGCAGGTTATGAAGCACAAAGAAGAGCTGCACAACAAACTGAACAAGCACAATTATTTGCTGATTTAGGTAATTTAGGGGCTGGTATTACTAGGGATTATTTAACTGGTCAAACACAAGAAGGAATATTAGGCACTATGGAAACTTCTGATTACGGTTATAAAAAAGTAAAAGGAAGAAATAGAGCTACAAAATATTATAAATCATAATATATAGAATAAGAAGTTATGGCAGTAGAAAGAGGTTTTCAAGGACCAAAGTTTGAATTTCAAAGTCAATTTGTACCCCTACCACTTGACTTTATGCAAAAGCAATTAGAAAGTGCACAGAAAAGACAAGATGAGGGAAGAGCTTTACAAATAGACCTATTAGGCAAAAAGATACCAGTAAATGAATTAGATGTTCAGGGTATTGAGTATGCTAAACAATTAAAATCAGGAGTAGATAATACTTTAAATGAATTATCTAATGTTGATTTTAATGTTCCAGGTAATGTACAAAAACTATTAAAAGCTAGGCAAGATGTTGCTGCTATACATGGACAATTTGGACCTGCAGAACATTTAGCACAAAGAGATGCTACAATAAACGCAGGTTTAAAATCATTAGAAGATAAAGATTTAGCATTACCTTCTTATGTTAAAGAACGTAAAAGAAATTTAATTAAAGAAGCAGCTGGTACTACTCCAGTAGGACAAAATATAGGAACTCCTGGAGTTACTAGACATTTAGATGCTAATAAAACAGTAGATGATTATGTTAAAGCAACTGCTGCAGAAATGTATAATTCTCAAACTGGTTTAAAAGTAGATCCTAATGATCCAGAACTTTGGCAAACAGTTACTACTAAAACAAAAGGAATTACTGCAGATAAAATACTAAAAGCAGCTTGGAATAAATTACAAGCAGATCATGAATTTCAAGCTTCTATATTACAAGAGTCTGATGCTTTATCAAGAGGAGATAAAGAATCTTTTGATAAATATGCTGGTAATCCTTTAATATTTGATGATGCAGGTAATATAAAAGGAGTAACTAGTTCTATATTAGGAAATGCATTTTCAGGTGTACTTAATAGAGCTTATAAAGATATAGATATTTCTAAAGATTGGAAAGTTAGTGATGCTACAAGAAGAGCTGCTAAAAGAGATGAAGAAGATAGAAATGCTGGTTTAATTCCATTAGAGGCTACTCCAACAGAAATACTTAGACAAAAAAATGCTTCTTTGGCAAAGAAAATGGAAAAACAAACTATTACTACTGGTACTACTGCTTTTGCAAGTCCAACTGGATTAACTAGTAGAGTAGGTGAAACTAAATATGATTACCCTGAATTAACTCCTGAAGAACAAATAACTTATAATTCTATTGCTAAGAATTTTCCAGGAATAACTAATAAAGATGAGCTAAACAAAAAAGTTAAAACAGTTATTGAAGGAATTTCAAATGTACCTGTAAGTTCTTATACAACTGGTTATAATGAAAAACAAAAAGATGCTGCTACTAATTATTTATTTGGAGGCAATACAGTAGGAGCAGATGGTACTGGACTTACTGGTAATTATCTTAATAGATATATTTATGATCCAGAAACAGGAAAACCTATACAAGGTAAAGATTTCCAAGCAATATTAGCAGAACAGCCTAAAGGAACTAAAGTACAAGTTGTGGGTAACTTTAATAGTAAAAATCCGTATACATTATTAGCTGACAATGATGCTTTTGCAACAGGGGAACAAGTAACTGTAGGAAATAAAATTTATGTTATTTCTGGACCAGCTCAAATGATAGACCCAAAAACAGGATTTGATGTAAGTATTACAAATAAAAGTGTTAATAAAATAAATAAAAGTTATTATGGTCCAAATGTAACACATCAAATAACTTTACCTGGAATGCAATCTGGAGACTATGCTGATATTACTTATAGTAATGGTGCCTATAGTTTAAAAGTTCCTGAATATGGAATTACAGAAATAAAAGAATCTACTCCAGAAAAAGTTTATGACAGTTATATTACTGCAATAAAAAAATTAAATCAGACTAAACCTTAAAATATTATGCCAGAAAAAAAGTTTAATTTAGAAGATAGTTCTTTACAATCTGCTTTTGCTATTCAACAAACTCAAGGTACTCCAATAGAGGCAGAACAAACACAAATATTACCTGGAGAAGGAGTTGATTTAGAACAAGGTTATTTACCAATACAAACAGATTTTTTAGGAGAACAATATAGAAATATTAATATCTATAAAGGAAAACAACAATCTTGGGCATCACAAGCAGCTAATGCAGTAGGAAGAGTGGCATTAAATACTATTCCTACTGTAATAGGAAATACTGCTAGTATTTTAGATTTTGAAGATTATTTAAATCAAGATAAAGAAGTTGGTAACTCTATTACCAATGCAATGGAAGAATTAAAAGCTTCTGTTAATAAAACATTGCCTATATATAGAACTTCTGATGAACATTTAGATTTAGGAGACAGTGGTTGGTGGTTTGAAAATGGATCTAGTTTAGCAGAATCTATAGGAGCTTTTGCAATAACAGGTGCAGGTTTAGGAAGTACTATGTCTTGGTTAACTAGTCTTGCTAAAGTAGGTAAAGCTGGACAAGCCGCTGCAACTGGTTTAACTGCTTTAGGATTAAACCAAGCAGAAGCTATTACTACTGCAGGTCAAGTATACAAAGATACTTATGATTTTCATTTAGCTAAAGGATTAAATGAGGATGAAGCACAACAAAAAGCTGCAGATGCTGCTTCTTATTCTATTAACTTAAATAGAGCAAATATAGCACTTAACTTAACTAGTGCTAATATGTTTGTAAGAGCTCCTAAATTAACTAGACAAATAATTAAAAATACTTCTAAAGCTAATACTTTAAGACAAGGTGGTTTAGAAGCATTACAAGAAATTGGTGAAGAAGAAATAAACTTAGTTGCTGAGAAAGCAGGTAAAGCAAAAGGTGAAGGAAGAGACTATAGTATATCTCAAGCAATTGATAATGTATTAAGTGCAGAAGGTGTAGAAACTGGTTTACTTGGAGCACTTGGTGGTTTTGGACAAACAGTTGGTACTGCTGCTATTAATCAATTAACTGGCAAAACAAAAGAACAACAAGAAAGATTTAAAACACAACAAGATGCTATTAAAGAAATAGAAACTATTAGCAAAGCTAATAAAGTAAATGATGCTGCTAGTACCTTTAAAACAGCAAATGAATTAGGAAAATTATACAAACAAATACAAATAATAGATAATATTGAAAATCCTTCTAAAGAACTATTAGCAGAAAGAAAAAAACTAACAGATTCTATATTAGAAGTACAATCTTATAATGCTTTTAACAATGGTGTTACTGATAATTTAGTAGATGAATATACTAAAATAAAAAGTATGCCAAAAGAAGAAGCTATTAAAAAAGGATTATATGATGGTAAAATGGATTTAAGTAATCCAGACCATTATATTAATAAAGCTAATAAAGCTATTGAAAAAATAAATGAATTAGAAAATATTTATATAAAATCACAAAAGTATATAAATTCACAACAAGTTTATTTTAACAGAGCTGATGATATTGCTTTAAAAGAAAATAGAACCCAAAGACTTGCTATTTTAAATAATAATAAATTAAAAGCAGAGGCTGATATTTTAGGTAAAATACAATCAGGACAAATAAGTCTTAGTAAAGGAGACAACACTGTATTTTATAATTTAGATAATTTAGATGAAAATCCTTTTACTACTCCAGCAGAAAAACAATTGTATGAAGAAGTAAAAGAAAAAATAAGACAAATACCTTCTGTACAAGAATTTGAAGAAAGTAAAAAAGACTATGATTTTATAGAAGCAGAAATTAACAAGAATGATAATGCCTATACAAAAGCAACTTCTGAAGAAACACAAAAGAAAGCAAAACAAGCATCAGAAGAGACTTTAAATGCTGTTAAAAAAGCACAAGAAGAAGCTGTTAAAAAAGAAGCAAAAGCAAAAGCTGATGCAGAAAGAGCAACAGAACAAGAAAGAATTAAACAAGAACAACTTAAAAAACAACAAACTGCTGCAGATGCCAAAGTAGCTGCAGAAGAAAAAGCAAAACAAGAAGCAGAAGCCAAGAAAAATGCAGAAGAAACTACTAAGGTAGAAACTCCTCCTACTTCTGTACAAAAACCTGTTGTAACTCCAACAACTACAGAACCTACATTAAGTGCAACACATCCTTTTGTTGTAGAAGGTTATTTAGATGCTATTATAGAAGACAGTAAAGGAAAAGATAAAAAATACTTTATTCAATCATTATCAGCGCTTAATTCAGCAGCTGAAGAAAACTTAGAAGGAGATGAGTTAATTGAATGGAATAACTATTATAATAGTATTACATCAGGAACTACTACTGAAGAAACAACTACTCCAAGTTCAGAAGATACTGCAACAAAAACTTTAAAAGATAACTTTAAAGCTGCTTTTGAAGAGTTTGATATTAATGTACAACAACAAACTCCTAAAGTTGAAAGAACTGATGATGAAAAATTAAGTGATAGAATACAAGCAGTTCTTGATTTACTTAAAGCTACTAAATTAAATACAGCTACAGTTACTTTAGGACAAATAGTAGAAGAAGTAAACAAATTATTTGATAATGATATTGAGTATACTAAAAAGATATTCAATGACTTAAAGGATATTGTAACTTTACTACAAAAAATGAGAAATAATCCTGAGTATACTTTAACTCCTAATTATACTTTATCTGATGCTGGTATTGTTGAAACAGGTATTACAATAGAACCTACTATACTCTCTGAAAAAACAAGTAGAGAAGCTAACGTAGAATTAATGTCTAGAGTAAGAGAAAATGATCCTACTCTTAACTTTATTATAGACGGTAAAAAAATTGAAAGTATAGCATCTGTAGCCTCTAAAGCAATATCAGATGAAGGTACTGAAGTAGATGAAACCTTAGGAGTTTTTAGAACTATTTATAATGAAGCTGGTGAATTAATATTTAATCCAAACCAGGACGCTATAGTAGATTCTAATTTTATTACTGAAGGAACTGTTATTACTATTAAAGTAGAAAAAGCTACAGGTAATATAGAAGAAGATGTTGATACTGCTGAAATAGCAATGTATGTTACTACTCCAGAAGGAGAAAGAAAAATAGGATATATACATTTACCTAGTTATGCAGGTGTACAAACATTAGCACAAGGAGAGTTATTACCATCTATACAAGAACAACTTACACTTATACAACAACTTAGAAGACAAGTATTAGAAAACCAAGATTCTATTCTTACAACTACTGTAACTAAAAGAGGTTTTGGTAATGTAAATAAAAAAGGAAAAGATGCTAATGGTAATATACCAACATCTATCTTAAGTAATGCTTTTGCTGGTGACACAAGAGTACATTTAGGTGTAGTAGGGCTTGTTGGTGAAAACAAGAAGATAAATAGAAATGATGAAAGTATTCCTTTATATCAAGCAACTGATTTAAAAGCAGGGGCATTAGTTATACTTTTACCACATCCAAGTGGAACTGTAGTACCTTACTATGCAATAAGCAATCCAATAGGAGCAGATACTGGAGTTACTACTAAAGTAGTAAATACTTTAAAAGACTTCTTAGCACGTAAAATAGATAGAAAACAAACTACTATGGCTATTGAAAGATATGTCTATACAGTTCCTGAAGGTAACATAGGCCGTAAAGGTATTGTTATAAAAGAACAAGATGGACAAAGATCTATTATAGTAGATGGTAAAGAAGTTAAAAATGATAAGAACTTTGCAGAGGTTATAGGTAGTGTATACTTTAACATGAATAAAAGTATCTTAAACTCTAAAGATGGACCTGCTTATGAGAAAGAGATAATGAATTCTAACTTAGTGCGTACAGATGTACAAGCTAATCCTGTAACTTATACTAATGAAAGTGGTGAACAAGTAACTGAGAACTCTTATTTCCATCAAGTAACTACAGAGTTTAGTACTAACTTAAATAAAAGTGCTAAACCAAAAGTACAAACAGAAAGTACTGTATCTGATATAGAAAGAAGAAGACAAGGATTAAAAACTATAAACGGCACTTTAAGAGTTGATTTAGGTGGATTTAGTATAGATAATGTATCTAAAGAATTTTATGACAATATACTTCATGCCACAGCAGATCCTTTTTATATAAATTTAAAAAAATGGATTAATGAATTTAGAAAAACACAAAAACCATTTGCTGTTATAGATAGTTCTGAAATTATTAATAAATATAATGCAGAATTAGTTGCATTAGAAGGTAAACCAGAAGAAACTGGTACTACTACTAAAGAAGAAGCAGAAAGACTTAAAGCTATAGAAGATGCTAAAGCATTTGGTTTTGAAGTAGATGATGAATTAGAAGCAGATATTCCTACTATATTTGATACTCAGAATGATTTATCTGCAGAGCAAATAAGTATGATGAAGAATAATCCTACTACTCTATTAGTACATCCTGAGTTAAATGCAAGTACACAAAATGAAGCTGTATTAAGTATAGCTTATAAAGCATTAACTATAGAACCAGAGACTGAAGAAGTAGAAGGAAAAGAAGTATTAAAATCTACTAATAAAGAACTAGTTAAAGCTAACTTTATAGAAGGAGCAAGAGTACTTAACAACCTAGCAAAAACTAATCCTACTAATGCTACTTATGCTAAAGCAGCTAAGACTATGTCTATAGTAGCAGGAGATGAAGTATTTGAAAAACTCTATGCAAAAGCAACTGAATTTATTAAAGAGATAGGATTCTCTACTGAAGAAAGTGGTTTCTATAACCAAATGGAAGCTTTAGATGAAGTAGATGGAGAAGAAGAAAAGATAAATCAATTTATAGATGAAGCAGCTTCCTATGAAGATAGAAAGACTGGTGCATCTAAAAGATTTAAAAAATTCTTAGCTTTTATTCCAGCAATGGAACTAATAAAAGGAAAAGCAAAGGTATCTAGAAACTCTTTATTAATGCCTACTTTTAATAACTATGATAGTACTTTTACTATGATAGCTAATATACTTAGTGAGTATAACTACCCTAGTACTGCAGATGGTTTACAAATGATGATAAACAGACTGACTGCTACAGATATAAAGAATCCAGTTATAAAAGAAGTTGCTGCTAAGTTAGAAAAAGCCCCTCAAAAGATTAAAGTAGAGTTCTTTAACATCTTTAATCAACAACATGCTAAGTTTAAAACATTAAGACTATACTGGCAAAAAGCTAGAACTTTTAAATATTTCCACCAAGGAATAGGAGGAGAAGTAAAAACTAAATACGCTGAAAGATTAAAACCTACTTTAATTAACTCTGATAGAAATAAAGCACAAGAATTAGTAAGAGAAGAAATGCTTACTAATTTTAAACAAAAAGGAGTTATTTTAAAAGCTGTTACTAATAAACTAGATAGAAAAACTAATAATACTACTTTAGAAGTTAACACTGAACACAATAAAGCTATTTATGATGCATTTGTTACTGCACTAAAAGATGATAGTAACTACCAAGTAGATAGTAGAGGTAAAGTAAATACATTATTTTTTACTGAGACTGGTTTTAAAACTATGTATGACTTACTTAGTAATACAGGTATTAGTATTTCAGAAAATGCATTTGAAGACTTTTTAAATAATCATATAACACAAGATGGTACAAGAGGTCATAAAGCTATTGCAGGTGAAGTTTTAGGAGTTATCCTAAAAAGTCTTGCTGGAGAAGGTACAGTTATTGATAGTGAAACTGTAGAAAATCCTTTTGAACTTAATAATCCTTTTTATACAGAAGGAAGTAGTATTAATATCTTAGCTAAGTATGAATACAATACAAGAACAGATGTATTTAGTTCTTCATTTAGACATGCTGGTAAAAGTTTCTATACTTTTGTAAGACATACTCCTTTATCTGAATTAGTACTAAAGCTTAAAAATCCTTGGAGAGCTAATAAAAAAGAAAACAGTTTTATTAGAGGACTTATAACTAGAGATCCATTGTCTAAACATAGTCTGTGGTTAAACAAAATGGTTAATCCTACTAAAAAAGGAGATTCTGTTTTTGCAGATACATTTAATTTGTTCTATGAAAAAGGATATAGAGATAGTTCTGAAAAAGGATCTACTCCAAAAGACCTTAAGGATTCTATTGAAAAAGAACATGAATTAAACAAAATAATTTCTTTCCAAGCACAAGGAAAAGACACTGTTGTATTCCATGCAGATACCCACTCAGATAAAACTACTAAAGCTTTTATACAAGCTATTAAACAATCTGTTGATGGTTATACAGGAAATATAGAAGAAGGTATTCAATTATCTGATGATAGTTTAACTGATTTATATAGTTATTTCTTAGCAGAATATGATAGGATATTACAAGTAAATGAACAAAATGAAGATCCTAATTTTCCTGCACATAAGAAATTAAAAGGATATCACGGTACTAAAGCAAAACCAGGTTTAGGAAGTGTATTTAATATGTACCATTTCTTAAACTATGCTGTATTAAAAGACACTAATGCAGATTTAGCAACAATGTTATTTGACTCTGAAGGTAATTTAAGAAATATACCTAAAGAAGATATGGCAGTAGTCTCTGGAATGGTTAAAGAAGAAATTAACAATAACTTTAATAGACTATTTAAAAAAGTAAAAGAAGACTGGAGTACTTTAGGTATATTCTTTACAGAAACTAACAAATTAGGGTATACTAGATTGAATATTAACTCCTACATGGATGCTAAATATTATGATAAAGTAGTAAACACACTTGGTATAGAAAATAAAGCTGTTAAGAAAGTAACAGAGAATTTTAATCAACCAGCAATAGATGCAGAAGTAGCAAAAATACTTGACTATGCTATAGTTGATTATGTAGTTAACTACGCTATAGCTACTAATGAAATGCTTATTATAACAGGAGACCCTGCATTACATGGTAAACCTTCTAAAGATAAAGGTAGTATTAGTAGTAAAAATTGGGTATTAAAGTCTATTGCAGATACATTTATTAACGTAGGTAAACGTAATGCAAGATTACTGGCTTCTGGTAACAAAGGTATGTTTAGTAAACAAAAGTATAATGTTGCTTTTGTAAATGACATTGAAGAAGTTTCTGAACATGTAAGTGATTATGTATCATGGTTAAAAGAATTTGAACCTGATTATATTAAAAAGAAATTTACTTCTAATATGACAGATGCCCAAGAGTTAACTACTGTTGAAGAGCATTTAGAAGTTATGCGTGCTTTTGGTAAAATAACTGATAATCAATTTAAAACATTACTAGGTTTATATGATCCAGCTGCTTACAGAGATTTATACAAAGAAGAAGCTCCTGCATATACACAAAAGGAAGTATTAGAGAATTTAAAAACTGTAATGCAACCTATGAAACCTGTACAAGTACAAAGTGTATTGGACACTGATATTAAAGCTAATGTACAGTATTATATTAAAACATCTTCATTCCCTATTATTCCTGCTTTAGTAAAAGGAAAACCTATGGAGTCTGTATTAAAACAAATGAAAGAAGCTAAAGTAGATAGACTTTCATTTGTATCTGCAGTTAAATTAGGAGAACATGGAGCTAAAAACTTATTTATAGAAGATAAACTTAATACAGAGTTATTTAAAGACAATGTAATTGAATTAGATAGAGATGGTTTTAGTATACAGTTAGAAGTACCTTACAAAGAAAACAAAAAAGAAGTAAGAGAAGGTACCCAAAATATGAAACTATTGTTTATGGATTTACCTGATTCTTTAGAATTAGAATTATCTGAAGGAAACAAAACAGTAGAAGAAGCTAAAAGAGAATATAATAGAATTCATAAAGAAATCATAGATAGCGCTTTAACTAAGTTATTAGGAGACATAGGAGCAACTGTTACTGAAGATGAAGCAGGATTTAAATCTTATAAAATAAATGATTTTACTAATTTAAGTAAGATACTTAAAGAAGAAGGAGAATCTAGAGGATATTCAATTAACTCATTACTTGGTCTTGATTTAAATAAAGATGGTCAGTTTAAAATACCATTGACTTTTAACCCAAACTCTGCACAAATAGAACCTGTTATTACTGCATTATTAAGTAATAGATTAGTTAAACTTAAAATGCCAGGTAAATCCTATGTATTAGGATCTGAAGTTTTAACCTTAGAACCTTCAATAAATAAAGAAGGAAAACAGACTCAAGCAGATATTAATGTTATTAAAGATATTATATGGGTATCTGATAAATATAAAACACAAGGTAAACTTAAATACTACAGAGAAGAAAACGGTAAACCAGCAATGGCACAAATTATCATGCCTGCTTATTTCTTAGATAAAGAAGGAAAGCAAATAGACATGACTAAGTTTGTAAAAAATGGTTTTTTAGATACTAGTAAAATAGATAAAGAACTATTACAAATAATGGGCTTTAGGATTCCTACACAAGGACATAACTCCATGATGATGTTTGAAGTAGTAGGATTCTTACCTAAAACTAGTGGTGATTTAGTTATAGTTCCTGCAGAAATTGCTGCTCAAATGGGATCTGACTATGACGTAGATAAATTATATACTTATCATTATAACTATTATGTAGGTTCAAAATCTGGTAAACTAAAAAAATACAGTAAACCAGGAAATATTAAAACAAAACAAAATAGATTGCTTGAAATTCAATCAGCTATTATAATGAATAAAGAAGTAGCGCCTTATATTATGAATCCATTATCTATGGATGATTTAGCAGACGCTATTGTAGAATTAAATAAAGATAAAAAAGAAGAATGGATAGGTAACTATTCTACTTTATACCAAAGAAATACTTACTTTGATAATGCTGCTGGTAAAATTGGTGTAGGTATATCTGCAAATGCTAATACTAATCACGCTGCTTTTCAACAGGCAGGTGTTTATGTTAAAGGAGGAGGCGTTGTATTCTTAAAACCTGACGGTACTCCATATAGTGATATTGAAAATAATGCTTATGAAAGTAATAGTGTTAGTAAATATAAAGAAGATAAATATACTTATCCTGATCCTTTTAGTGATGATATAATAGACAATAAAAAAGATAACAATACTGCTTGGAGATTAGATAAAATATTTACTTTTGATGGTAAACGTATTTCTGATATTATATCTCAATGGCTAGGAGCTTCTGTGGATAATGCCAAAGAAAAACTACTAGGAGAAGGAGGTATTAATAAGTATAACTTTAATGTGTCTTTGTTAATAGCTAGAACTGGATTTGGTAATAATTGGATTATACCTTTTATCAACCAACCTATCTTAAAAGAATATTATGCTATACTACAAAAACTAGAGGATAGTACTGAAAAGTCTTTTGAGGCAGGTAAAAAAGAAAAAGCAATAGAACAATTATTTAAAAAGTATACAGATTTATATAAAGTTGCAAATCCTAATGAAACTCCTGGAATACAAGGAGTAACATTACTTGAATTAAAAAGTTCTCTGAATAAGGAAATAAATGCAGATAATGCAGCAGCACAGTTAAATATATTAAAAGCTTTCTTACATTATGAAACTATTAGCTTAGAAGTAGGTACTGTACAAAAAGCATTAAATACTGATGTTAAGGGATTACCTAAAAATATAGCAGAAACTGCAGAAAAAAGAGATTTTATTAGTGAGCATGGGTATAACTCTTCTGTATTAGGAAATGTAGGTAAAATAAGAGAAAAAGTAATATCAGGTGCTTTTATGGAAATACCTAGAATTGCTAGTCAATTATTTAATAGAAAAACAGACGGTTCTTATGTATATGCTTATGATAGTTCTGCCTACAAATGGGTTAAAACAGGATTAGCACAAATAGCTAATAAAGAATTTAATACTGAACAAATTAATTTAATACATAATAGTTTACAACAGTTTATTTATACTCACCCAGAATTAGGTTTATATGGGGATAATTATGAGGCAGAAAAACAAAGGTTATTATACAATGAAAACCTAGCTGATAGATTATTGCAATTACAAGAGAAATACCCAAAAAACTATTTCTTAAGTAAAATAAGTGCTGTAATTGATACTAATGTTAATAATCCTAAAAAGATTAAGATAATAAATACTACTGCAGAACAAAAGATCTTTATAGAGAGAATGCAACAAGAATGGGAATCTGCTTTTTATGCAGAACCAGAACTTGCCAGATTTGCAGAAGATATGGCTAAGTACACAATGATGTTTAATGCTAATCAATTTGGAGCTTCTAACTTAATAAAATACTTACCTTTTAACTATCTTAACATTATAGGTGCAGGTAAAGTATTAAATGGTTTAGAATTAGAAGATTCTTTAAGTCTTATAAACTTTATACCACAATTCTTACAGCACAATCCAGAGTTTGCTCCTTTTGCTAAAGAAAGTAATTTCCTTGAAAATAGCGCAGTTTATAAAAAAGATGCTGATGGTAAAGATACTGATATTATAGAAGGATTTAAATTACCTAGTTTAGCTTTAGAATTTGATAAAAATGATGCACGTAATTTAATACAAATTATTAAAGTAGAAGGAGAAGAAATACCTGTATATCCAAGTTTCTTATCTGTATATGGAGGAGCTGAATTAGGAAGATTACTTTTTATAAAAGTAAATGAAGATTTTTATAGAAGAGTAGACACATTAGGAAATACTGATTTTACTGAATATAACTTTAGTAAAAATGGTTTAGCTTCTACAATACTAGAAGAGCAAAAAGGTGTTGTAGATATTAACAAAAAAACAAATACTATAGAATCTACTACAACTGATTTAGATCAACTTTATTTTACAACTTCAAGTGTTCATTCTTTACTAGAAAATATTGTTATTAGAAATACTTTTGCTACAGATCCTTTAGCAGAAGCTTATGGTGCCTTAGCAGAAAAACTACTAGAACAACCAGAAAATGGATATAGAGTAGTAGTTGATAATAGTATACCAGCAGTAGGAGCTCATAATAGAGTAGAAAAATTAATTAAACTAAATAAAGAAGCTTTATTAAAAAATAATGAATTAGAAATACAACGTGTTATATTACATGAACTTATACACAAAGAAACTGTAGCTAAATTAGTAGATAATAAATTCTTAGAAACAAAAGAAGGTCAAGCTATTACTAAAGTATTTAATAGTTTTAAAGAACAACTACAAAATAAAGCATTATCTGATACTGAAAAAACTAGGGGTATTCCAAATGAATTCCTAGAAGCAGAAGTATTTAAGTTATTAACTGAGGCTAGTTTTGGAGAAAATAAAAAAGATTTAAATATACTATCTTTAAATAGAATTACTAATAGTGATATAAATAGTCCTGCTTTTAAAGAACTTATGAAGTCTTTATCTACTAATCTTGCTAAAGTAGATAAATTTAAAGCTAGTAGTAAATTAGAACCAGGTACTGAAAGATATGAAGCAGTTGCTAATTATATTAAAGATACTTTTACAGCAAATAATATTAAGGAATTAAAACCTAAATATTACATGTACACTAGTATTTTAGAGTTTGCTACTGAAGCTTTAACTAATACAAAGACTCAAGAGTATTTAAAAACATTTACTACTATTAATCAAAAAGGAGAAAAAGTAAGTTTATGGAAACAGTTTATAGATGCTTTAACTACTTTACTTAAGTTTAATAATGTAAATAGAACATTAGCAGAAGATGCTATTGAAAGTATTATAGATGTAATTGATTATGGTAAACCAGCTGAGATAATTACTCCACCATCTATTAGTGTTAAAACTTTTGATAAAAAAAATCTATTTAAAGTAACACCTATACAAACTGCTGACAAAAAAGCAACTATCAAAGCCAGTATAGCTACTCAATATATTGGTTTTGGTGAAGGCATTGCAGGAAGTTCTACAGAACTATATAGACAACAAGCTGGAGCTTTAGCTAATACAGGTAACTATTCTGTTAATGATGTAATATTTGTATCTGTTCCTGGTAGAAGAGGTACTGAAATACAACAAAAAACACAACAAGATAAAACTATTAAAGAAGCTATTAAAGCTGTAGAAGCTGGAGCTACAATCCTTACAGATAATAAAGCTTATATTGATTCTAATTCTTATAACACAGGAGAAAAAAGACTTTATAATGCTATGAAAGAACAAGGTTATGACTATTCTGAAATTATAATTGACGGTCAACTTATTGGTACTTGGAGTAAACCTACTCAACCAGTTACTGAAGTAGTAGAAACTAAAGAAGTTATAAATAAAATATCAACTCCTATATTAAGTAAAAAATTAGTATATACTGTATATAATCCTATTAGTGGAAAAAATCAAACTAAAAATGGTTATAAATTAACTATTCCTGAATTTCCAAATTTTGAAGGTTATATTACACAAGAAGAAATAACACAAGAAAGTAAAGAAGGAAAACCAGAACTTAATAAAAAAACAAAAGAATGGACTATAGAAATAGTACATCCAACTAAAGGAGTACTGAATTTTCCTGTAGGCTGGGCAAAAACTAAAAAAGAAGTTATAGATACTTTTGTTAATGATATTAATGAAAAACATTCTAAATCAGAAGAAGGTAAAAAAATATTGCAAGAAATTGGTATTGATTTTATTGGCATACAACCACAAGTTGAAGTAAAAACAACAGAAGTTATATTAAAATACTATGGTGCTTATTACAAATACAATATTGATAAAGATGGTAACCAAGTAGGAGCTTCTTTATATTCTCAAAATGGAGTAGATTATATAAGTACTTCTAGAGATTATGCTTCTATAATAGCAAGTAATAACTACACTAATGCAACTACTGGTGAAGTATTTGGTAAACCAAAAGAACCTGTAATAATACCTGAAGAAGAAGGAGATAATGCTAAATATGAATTGTTTCCTGGAGTATTTGCCAATGAAGGACAGAAAGAAGCTTTAGATAAACTAGATTCTTTTATGGCATCTACAGGTAAAGATAATGAAGCCTTTGTATTAGTTGGAAGAGGAGGTACTGGTAAGACTACTATTATTAAAAAGATGATAGGTAAATTTCCAAATTTAAGAATAGGAGGAGCAACTGTATCACATGCAGCTAAAGATATCTTAGGAAATTCTATTGGAAAAGGAAATGCATTTACTTTAGCTAGTTTATTAGGAATAAAATTAGATGAAACTACAGGTAAATTTGAAATTGATGGTTTTAGTAGAAGAACAAAAGGAATTCCTATTGAAAAATTAGACATTATTATAATTGATGAATGTTCTATGGTTTCTGATTTATTGTTTGAAGAATTATTTAAATATAAAAAACCTAGTGCTAAAATTATCTTTATGGGAGATAATGTCCAATTAGCTCCTGTAGAACAAGAAACAGATTCTATTACTTTTAAAGCTAATAAAAACCCAAATAATTTTGCTAAGTTAACAGAACCTATGAGATTTAGTGCTGAAAATCCTATTTTTGCATTGTCTTATATAGTAGCAGATAACGTAGAAGCTCCTGAAAGTAAAGTATATACTATCCCACAATCAAGTAGAGTAACTACTTTAAAAGAAGATACTGGTATTATATTTACTAATAGTGAAGAAACTGCTTTATCTATGTTGGTAGAAGACATTAAACAAGAACTTGAAAAAGAAGTTCCTAATACAAAAGCAGTAAAAGCAGTTACTTTTAATAATGAATTAAATAATGCTACACAATCTGTTAAAAATCTTAATCTTAAAATAAGACAAAAATTATGGGGAGAAGAAGCTAAAAATCAATTTAATATAAATGAACTTTTAACTGCTTATTCTACTTTTGGAGGAGAAAATCCTGCCTTTTATAACTCAGAAAACCTTATAGTAAAAGAAGTGTCTGAAGTAAAAGATGTTGAATACAACATAGGTGTGTTTGATTTTAAATTTAAAACTGTTTATTTAACTTTACAAAAAAGTGATGGTACAATAGTAAGTAATATACCAACAGTTGCCAAAGAAGATTTAGAAAGATACAATAAAGAAGTAAAGGCTTTAAAATCAAATCCTGATGGAAGAATAAAATCAATAGGTTTTAAATTATCTGAAGAATTAGCTAATTTACAATATGGCTATGCTGTTACTTCTCATAAAGCACAAGGTAGTACTTATACTAATGTATATGTTTTTGAAGACAATATCTTAGGCAATAGTAATTTAAGTGCCCCAAAAGATAAAAACAGAGCTTTATATACAGCTATTACTAGAGCTAGTAAAAAACTAGTATTAATGGGTAAGTTTAATATAAACAATGAGATGAATAATCTTAATGATATTGATATTTTCAGTACCTTTGATGATGAAACACTTGATAAACAAATAAAAGCTTGTGAATAATATGGATTGTCCCAATTTAAATTTAAAATTCTATAAGAAGTTAACTTCTCAGTTTGGTAAGAAAACTGCCTATCAATGGCATAATATTATAAAAACTGAGAGGTTTATAACCTGGTTTGGTTTTGGCAAAGTAGATAGTGAAGGTATGCCTAATATTGACAGGTTTGGTAACATTACTAATGGTAAAAGCCAAACTTATAGGGTATTAGGTAAAAGTAACTTTAACAGTGTTAAGGACTTAACTAACTTCTTATCTAGTAATTATACTGAAGGTATTAGATTATATAAAGGTAGTTACTACTTAGCTAAAACTATGGATAGTAGAGAGTATGGTAGAGCTACTTTAGAAAGTCTAAATAAGCATTATCCAGGACTAATAACTCAATTACCAGTAAGTGATAATGTTTTAAAAGCAGATTATACACACAGACTAGAGATCAATAAAAACTATTTTAATAAGCCTAACTTAGAAGAACAATTTGATATAGATGTAGATGCATTACCAGACATGCCAATGCAACTTACTAATATACCTAGATTAGAATCTGGAGAAAAAACTATAAGTATAAGACCTACTAATTATAGAACAGGTATATATAAGTATGGAGATAAAGCTTATAAAATAAGTAATAAAGATACATGGAACGTTGATGAATACCTTGATTTTCATAATATTACTTTAGAAGAACTTATAGAAAGATTTTCAGGAGATGATCAAATTAAATATGAACATATACAAGATTGGTTACAAGGTAAAGGACCTAAAATGTATGTATATGAAATTAATAGGAATATTGATGAAAATGATGTTAATACATTTACTGATGATCCAAGATACACATCTGAGATTAAAAGATTAGAATTATTAGTAATTAAATTAGAAAGAAGAAAAAAACTATCTACTTTATCAGCTAATGAAAAAGAGTCTTTAAGACTACAAATTAAAGATTTAAAAGACACAATTAAAGAACTTAAAGATGATGCTAGTAGGAGTTTATCTTTAATAATAAGTAATGCAGAAACACATATAGCACAAGTAAGAAATATATTAGCTAAAGAAGTTAACTATCATAATGTAACAAGTTCTTTAGAGTTAGTAATGCCCTATATACAACTATTTAATGAATTTACTGAATTAACAGCAGTAGAACAAAAAAAGGTAGATGCTCTTATTGCTGCTATTAGTAAATTAGAAGCAGAAGCTAAGAAAGCAATGGCTATAAAAGCTAATAGTGTAGTAAGAAATGTAGTAGGAAAAGAAATTCTAATTAATGGAGTTGCTATTCCAGTTAAAGATGATAATACTATATCAGCATATTCTTTAGGATCTTCTAATTCTACTAATGCTATAGCTCAGACTATAACTAAAAAGATAAAAGATGTAGAAAATACAGTTGATTCTGAAAACAGATTCTTTTTAGAAGAACATGAAAGACTTGTACAAGAATTAAAAGAATACCAAAAAGCAAAAGGTATTAAAGAAGAAGACATGTATAGATATATGATACAAGAAGATCATGAAGGAAATCCAAATGGTCTTTTTGTAGGAGCTTTAAACTCTGGATACTATGAAGCACAAAAAGAAGCTAAAAGTAAAAGTCTTGTTGATTTCTTAAAATTCTTAGGTAAAGAACACACTCTTTCTGTAAATGAAGAAAAGTTTGATGCTTATAAAGAAAGTATAAAAAAATGGGCAGATGATCAAACATGGATAGCATCTCCTAAATCAGGAAAAACTAATGAAGAATATAAACAAAGTGTAATAACTAAGAAAATAAACCAAGCTAATCCTCAGACTTTAATAAATATTGTTAACAAATTACAAGAGGGAAAAACTATTACTTATGGAGAAACAAAGTTTGTAGATCAGTTTTTGAAAAACAATAACATGCGTCTATTAAACAAACAAGCTCATAGTAAATGGAAAGATGGTAAGTATGATACTATTATGGAGTTAGATGAAGACAATCCTCTTAAAAAGTTTTATACGCATTTTACTACTAATATAAACAAAGGTAGAAGAGAACTTGGTGAGTTCTTTGATGAAAGGTATTTACATTACAATTATATTCCAGAAGTAAGTAAAAATAGCAGTTTCTTTAGAGAGATTGGTAATAAACTTAAGAATTCATTCACAGAGTTTCCTAACCATAGTAGTGTTACTGATACTGATATTATAACAGGAAGAGCAATGCATCAAATACCTGTATGGTCTTTATCTGGTAAAATGGATGCCTCTCAAAAATCATATGATTTAGGTAATGTACTAAAAGTATTTACAGCTCAGAAGTTTAATAAGATATACAAAGAACAAATACAAGATGATGTTAATTTACTACTTACAGTATTAAATGAACAAGAAATGTATGAAACTGATAGTAAAGGTAATATTATTGAACAAATAGTTGGAGGTAAAAAAGTACCTGTAATTAAAAAGAATCCTAATAGTAATACTTATAAAGCTGCTCAATATTTAGTAGATTCTAATATCTATGAACAAAGACAGAATAAAGATGGTGTATTAATGACTATCTATGATAAGGATACTAAAGAAAGATTAGCAGAGTATGTTAAAATACAAAAAGAAAGAGGTTATTCAGATGCTGATATAAATAAAAACAAATATGTTGGTTTAAAAGAAACTGAAATTAATGAGTATCAAATAATAGAAAAACAATATAAAGAAGTTACTGGTAAAAAGATAGCTAATAACCTTATATATTTAACTACTTTAAAAGGATTAGCTTTAAATCCATTCTCAGGTATATCAGAGTTTATTCAAGGGTTAACATCTGTATTTACTGAAGCAGCTGGTAATGAATTTTATAGTGATGCTAATGCTAAAAGAGCTTTAGGTTTAATACTTCATTCTACTAATCCTAAAATCAATAGAAAGAAAATACAACAACTATTAGGAGTATTTGGCTTAGATGAAGCTGTGCATACAGAAGTAGAAACAGACTCTTTATTAGATAAATCTTTTTACTTTTTAAAAGAAGCCAACTACAGAACAAGGGGTTTGAATTTATTAGCTATGCTAGACGCTGAAATAGTTAAAGATAAAAATGGAGTGGAACATAAACTACTAGATGTAATAGATGTAGAAAAAGGACATGTTGTTTTAAACAGTAATTTTGATGAATTGTTTACTACATTTGACGCTGATGGTAAACCTAAGTTAACTGCAGAGTTTAATAAACTACAACAAAAGATAGCTTTTATGACTAAGTCTTTATTATCTAGAGATAGTAGTAAAGACCCTATTTTAACAAATAAAAGTGCTATTGGTAGACTACTAGGACAGTTTAGACAGTCTTGGATGTTTGAAGGTATTAACAGAAGATTTGGTAAAGAAAAAGATATACCATTATTAGGTAGAAAAACTAAAGGTTACTATGTAAGTGTACTTATTAACAAAGATGGTAAAGTAGACTTTGGTAGAGCTTTAAGATTACTATGGAGTTATAAGTTTGATAAAGATACTTTAGCCAAAGAAAATCTATCAGATTTAGATGAAGCCAATATTAGAAAAGTACTAAGAGAGGCCAGTATAGTTGCTTCTACATTAGCTGCTTATGCAATAGCTACTTTAGCATTAATGGGAGATGATGATGATGAAGAAGAGGAAGGTATATTATACAGATCAGTATTTACTTATATACTAAACCAATCTTATAGAGTAAATAGAGATTTAACTTTCTACTTAAACCCTGACTCTGCTGCAGAGCTTACTAAAAATATAATGCCTGCATTAAAAACAGTTACAGATCTTAAGGATATCTTTGATGCATTTACAAGAACTCTTTTATTTGATCCTTATATATATGAAGGTACTAAAAAAGAAAGACTAAGATTACTTAAAGAGTTTGAAGAGGCATTTCCTTTTATTAATCAACCAAGGAGAATGTATAAAAAAATATCAGAATCTGATAAGTTTTTACAATAATTGAAGGCGTAGTAAAAAAAATCCCCTTAGGAAAACCTAGGGGGATTATTTTATTTGTTTGTAATTTCATTAAAATACAGTTTTCTTATACTATCATAAGATTCTTCATTGAAATTGTCTATTATTTTACCTTCCTTATCTTGTTTAATAAGTCCTAGTACAAATAATGCTTGACAAAATCTAAGATCCTTATTTTTCTCATCTTCAAAAAACTGTCTTAATTTATTGCAAATTTGGACATTAGCTGCTTGTCTTGACATTTCTTCTATATTTAAGTTCATCTCTAAATACTTCATCATAAAAAGGTACATGTCTTACATAATTACCTTCTATGATATTTTCTATATGGTCAGTATCTAGGTCTTTAATATGTTTCCATATAGTACCTTCTTCTATCCATTTACCTTCTTTGGTATAATTAATTCCCCAGAATAAACATTCTCTTCTAGTCTCATGATTTTCATCATCCATTACAGATAAATCTTCATAGTCAAAAACATCTGCTGTTCTTCTTAAGTAATTAAGACCTCCATCTACACAATATCTTCTACCATTAGCATCTATATGGCATACATAATCATGCCTATATTTACTTACAATAACAGTACCATCTGGAGTTCTAATTGCATTATATAAAATTCTAACTTTATTAGATTCTATTTTTACTTCATAATTTTTTTCACTAGCATCCATGTTCAGGTATATTATTTATTCCAGTACTACCAAAGCCACCATTACCTCTAATAGTGTTATCTAGATCATCTACTTCTTTAAGTACACAACCACTTAATTTATTAAAAACTCCTTGTGCTATCCTATCTCCATGGTTTACTACAAATTTGTATTGTCCATGGTTAATTAAGATAATACCAATAGGTCCTCTATAATCACAATCTATAGTACCTGGACTATTAAGTACAGTTACTTGATTATTTAATGCTAAACCACTTCTTGGTCTTATTTGTAATTCAGTACCTATTGGTAATTGCATAGCTAATCCAGTTGGTATTAACATACTATGGCCAGGTTCTAATACTACAAAGTCTTTTTCTGCATCTAAGCATGCATATAAGTCAAACCCAGCTGCGCCAGGAGTGGCATATTCTGGGATTTGTGCAAACTTACTTAACTTCTTTACTTTTATTCTCATGTGTTTTAGTTTTAAATGTTATTTATCTAGCCTTATACCTACCATTACTGGAAATCTTGGTAATCCATCATCTGTATACTCAAAGAATCTTATCTCTGCAGTTTTACCAATATAGTCTTGTTTATTAATTAATAGATCTTTTCTTTCATCATGTGACAACTTAGTTCCTGCTCTAAATGTACCTTGAGGTATATTTAATACAGGAATACCCCATTCTGGTCTAGCTTCTGCAGGTATAATATCTATAACTTCAGCTGTAATATCTTGAAAGTCTTTGTACTTTAATAAATTACTAGATCTAGCATCTACTTTATAGTTTGTATTACCATGTCTAAGAATAGTACCTTCATAACCTTCTTTAATAAACTGCATATGATATTGCTTTAATTCTTTCTCTGAGTTAATCTTGTAAGTTGTTACCAATAACAAAGAATTACTATTAATAGTCTCTACTATCTTGTTTAACTTAGACAATCTTTCTATGTATGGTAGTTGTTCAACTAAGTCATACACATGTAGAACAACTGTCTCACTTTTGGCGGGATTATACTTTTTAATGAGACTCATGTTCTCCTGGAAAGTATTACCATGTGCGTATAACTCACCGTCTAAGATAACATCATCTGCTAAGTTACTTAAGATAGCTTTAATATGATCCATGTTCTTTATCTGCTCTCCTTGTCTAGAAATAAGCTGTACTTCTCCATTAACTTTATAAGCAAGACATCTCATACCATCTAACTTAGGTTGTACACAAACAAATGCATTCCAATCTACTTTTTTAGCCTCTTTATTATAATCTTTAGCTAACATAGGTAAGATAACCTCTTTAGTTTGTGCTTCTTGTTCTGTGTAGAAATAACCCTCTGTTAATTTTTCAGCTAACTTAGAACTCATTTCTAACAGTGCTTGTTCTTGTGGTGTAGTAACATTACTTTTACCTACATTCTTACTTGTACAAACTTTCCTATGGAAAATGGGATTTTCTGTATTTACAACACCAGATTCTTGTATAAAACAATCTCCTTCAGCGCTAAGTACTACATATCTTATTTTACCTTTAGTATCTTTCTTATAAAGTGTTACTGTTGATTCCATCTTTAATAATTTTAATTAAATTTATATCTAAAAAATAATCACAATGATTAATAGCATAATCAAATGGTTGATTATTAAAGAATAATTTTTTTTCTAAGTTTTCAACATCAGTGTACCTAAGACATTTTAACTTCTTAGGACACTCATGATCATTGCATAATGTATACTTCATATTAAATATGTTTCCATAAATCTTTTCTAACAATCTTATGTACATGGCCTTTAGTTATTCCATACTTAGCTACTAACTCAGGAATTGTATATCCTTGTTCTCTAAGTTTTCTTAATTCAAGTACTTGTTCTTCATTGATTTTAGAAAATCTGTTTTTACTGCCTGTTAATTGTGCTCTCTTTTGAACTATCCTATTTATTACAACAGCCTTTCTATCTTCTTCAAAGTCTTTTCTAATATCTTTTCTAATTCTTGTTAGCCATTCTCTGATAGTCTTTTCTTTACCACTTGTTATTTCAACAACTTCAAGAGTATTATAACCTTGTATATACAATTTCAAAATTGTAGATTGATTTTTATTTTTATGGTTATCAATATACTCTGTTAAGTCTTTTGCAAATAATCTACTTTCTGGAGTATCCAATGAAGGTATTTGGTAAAAGATATTATTAACTTCAGTATCATCATTCTCATGTTCTTCTGTAATAAAATCAGAAAATGGTAATTCTACTCCTCTTATTCTTGCTATGGAAGCCACTCTATGTTTTAATCTAAAAGCTCTATGTTTAGCTATTTTAACTAAAAAGGCTTTTAGTGCTTGTACGGATAAAAATTCATTAGTTGTGTTCTTAACATACTTATGAAATTCAATATAAGCTTCTTGAATGGCATCTTCACATAAATTAAATTCATATTTACTATTAAGTAGACAAGTCATTAAATATGTCCTGTACTTATTAAAATCATAAATGTTAGCTTCTATCATATTATTGCATTATTTCATCAATGTTAATATTATTTTCATCATATAAATTCATTATCTTTTGAAATACAATATCTAATACTTCATATGGATTAGTTATAGTAGATGTTTCTATTTCACTTTCAAGAGTTCTTTTAAGGTTATATTGTACTTGAAATAGTACACAAGCCATATCTAATGCTTTTAAGCATCTTAAATGTTCCATTCTCTCTTCTGGTTCATTTAAATCAAATTCTATTTTTGCTATCATTTGTCTAGTTCTTTATAAATTAATCTTAAAATATCTTTAGCTAAATCACCTGCAGATTTGCCACCATGTTCTTGGTTATGCATTATATACTTAGCTACCTGATCATCTAAAGACATTATCTTTATTAAATTAGGTAACTTAATATATGATACATTTAAATCACCTAACCAATAAGGTATACTAGTTCCTCTTTCACCATGAGGTACTTTTTGTGTGTACCATAAGCCATAAGGGATATCTTTGGGCACACTTGTTCCAACGGCTATATACCTACCGTTTGGTTTTCTTCTGTATAAAGTTTCCATTTACTGAGTTATGTAGTGATTAATAACTATATCCAAAGCCATGTTGTAGAGTTGTAGTCTTAATAAATCTTGTATAGTATGATTAAGATGTACTTCTACATCTTTTTGTTCTTTAATATACTGAGCTATAAGACCACAACCTACAGGTATTGGAATATCCATTACCCCATCTTTAGTATAACTTTCAATGATTTCTTTAGGAGTCATGTTTTAAATGTAAATTATTAAACCTTTCTAAAGCTCTATCATAATCCATTATACACCATGCATATTTACCAAATGCAGTACTTTTAGGATAAGACTCACAATCATATCTTTTATTGATTTTCTTTTTAAATACTTCATAGTGAGTTATTCCTTCATGTTCTACTTTGTAAATAAAACCATGTTCATTCTTGTCTAATTGTGTAAAGAGAAAGCCTTTAACTTCCCCTCTACCAACAAACTCTTTCTCTAATAGTTTCATTGTCTACTTTTTTTATACGCAGTTACACTTACACTGAAATATTTAGTACAATCAAGACATTTCATTTTCTTCTTAATAGTACCTAATGCAGCTACTATATTACCATTAGAAATTGTATTATCTGATGCACAATAAGGACAACTACAAGCATCTTTACCTTTTAATACACCAACATGAGTTTTAGGTTTACCATAACCTTGTAGTTTTTGAAATACTTGTTCAAGTAGTAATACATCTTGTTTACAGTAAGTAACCATTTTATGCATTGCTTCTGCATTATTAAAGATACAAATATCTTTCCATAAGCCAAAGCCACCAGTCTCTAATTTTTGTCCAAGTCCTAAGAATTTACCAATGTAGTCAAGTTTATTAGAGTTAAATCTAAATCCTTTTCTTGCCAGTTTTAGAGTATCTATTGATTTTATATCTGGTAAGCTAGGAACCCCATGAAATAGGGCCCTAGTCTTAAACCATTTAATATCATAGTTATCTCCATTATGACCAATAACTTCATCAGCTTTTAATATAACTTTTAAAAACTTAGTAATAAGAGATTTATCATCACCTCTTTTCCACTCTAATGAGTGTACTGTATCTTCACCTTCCCACTTATAACATATACAAATAACAGCTCTTTCTTTTAAGATGTTGTCATGTCCTATTTGTAATTTATACCCAACATTCCATGAAAATACTATGTTTGGAGATGTTTCTATATCAAAAAATAATCTCTTAATTTTTACTGGTTTCATAACTAAAATTCTTCACTTGGTTTTATAGCTTCTTTCTTTACTTCTTTGAAAGATTCCTGATATGTTTCTAATGCCATATCTGGAGGTGAACTCACCTCTGCTTTTCTGTCTATTTTAACATTCAATTCCTTTTCCCAATATTGATATCTCTCTTCTGCTCTTGTTAAAGTTTGCATTACAGGATGATTTTCACCAATACTATGAAATCTCATTAAATGTAATTTATATTCATTGTTAAATTTACTATACCTACCCATCTTATAGTTATCAAAATCTACTTTATGTTCCATAGGAATACTAAATACAAACATTGTATGCATGTAATCAGGTTCATAGGACTCTATAAAATATGGATTTAGTTTTAATCTTTCCTCAAACATCAAAAAAGTAGTGTCTGCAGAAAATTCATATAACAAAAACAAATGTTCTGTAAATTCTGGTTTATCAGAAGATGCAATATATGCATTTCTAAATTGCTTTGGCCCACCTGATTTACCCATAAATTCTGTTATATGATTACCAATCATTGGTAATATATAAGAAGTAGATTTATTAAATTTCTTTGGTCTTTCCATCACTTATCTCCCCTACTAAGTTTAATATTGGATATTCAAATCCAAATTCTAATTCATCAATCAATTTAACTAGCCTATAATTAAGACAGAATTCTATAATACCTTTATGTACACCTAGAGTTTCTACATATGCATTAAATACTATATCATATAACTTACTATCTTCAGTTATATTCTCAAATAGTCCTTCTACATATTTAGGTCCTTTACGTGGAATACCTTTGATATTATCAGTACTATCACCAGTAATTACTTGTTTCCACAATAACAAATCAGCTTCAGATTTTGTAACATCTTTAACTTGTTTTGTTTTTGGATTAAAATGTAATCCTGGTATTTGCTGTAAATCTTTATCCATACTGCAAATCATTGCTTCTGGATGTTTGCGTGCAATAATACTAATAATATCATCAGCTTCCAAGCCAGGATGATGTACAAAAAGCCATTTATTTATAAGATAATCCCTTAATTCATTAAAGAATGCAGGTTTCTCTAGTCCTTTTCTATTAGCTTTATAAGCAGGATATATATCATATCTAAAACATTTTCCTATAGTAAGTGCTCCTATATAAGATTGAGCTCCTGTACTATCTAAAATGTCTAAAATCATATTATCTGCAAATTCACATACTTCTTCAAAAGTTTTTATTTCTTCATCTTTCTTGTTGTGTGTGGCTACAAATAATAGAAAATCTGCATCTATTAATGTTATGTTATTTTGTTCCATGTAGTAATTTTATAAATTCATAAAAAGTATCTTTTGTCATAATTACCAATTCACCTTCTCCCTTCTTTTTATGAAATATAACATTAGGAAATGGCAATCTTTCTGGCATATTCTTTCCTAATAATTCTACCATACTGTCAAAGATCTCTTTATACTTTACACCTGATTGTACATTCTTTGCTTGTACATTATAAGGAATACCATATAAATCTACTTTACAGTCATCTAATAATTTACTAGCTTGCCTACTTGTTTTGCAATAAGGATAGCCTAAGTCTCTGAACTCTTTTGCTAGTTGTCTCTCATAATTTTGACCAGCAGTTCTATTCCTTTTTCCAGTATTTTTATACTTAGGCTTTGCAGCAGGTAATTCATTTTTATTCTTCACAGATCTTCCCCTCTTTCTCACTATTTATGTTATTTTACAAGTGTAAATGCTTCTGCTGGCCACCAGGCTGACTTATCATTTTCTTGTGTAATCTTTACAGTATAATCTGCATCATTAATATCTTCTACATAATAGAATTTATCTTTAACTAACTCATTTCTAAGAGTTTGGCCAATAAATTTAATTTTACTATCTAGATTAAATGGTACAAATTCTACTTTTGTTTTAGATTTTCTTACTGTCTTATTCATAAAATAGTTTTTTTGGTTATGCAAATATATAAAAAAGAGAGGAATTTTTCAACCCCTCTCTAATTTATGTTATTATGCGTTAAATGTATAATCATTTTCTGGCCTTACTTCAGGAGTTTCCTCTACAGAAGGTACTGTATTAATCTCAGCAACGTCATCCATTAATCTGATAGTATACTTTGCAGTACTTGCGCCATTTCTTTTCTTGATTAAACCAAAAGTTTCTAAAGCTTCAATAGCTTCTTTCTTACTAATGTTATACTTTAAGGCAATATCTTCATTTGATTTACCTAAACCATATTTCATAGTCAACAATTCACTTTTTTTAATTACAATCTCATTCATAGTTTTAAATTTTTAAGGTTAGTTATTATTATTAAGAATTAATTATTTCTTCTGTTTCTTCTTTTTGTTCAACAATTTGTGGTTTTCTTATAATCTGATCTTCATTAATATTTAATTTAAACTTAAAATCAGTTAACACATAACCATCTTTTCCCATTGTAAAAGTAGATTTGATTTCTTCAGATACTAAAGCATTAATATAATTAAAATCATCTTCTAATATTAAAGCTTTTGGATTAGTTAAAAACTCACTTACAATAGCATTTACACCATGATTTTGAAAATTCTCAAAATAATTATGAGTAATTTGTCTAAATTTATCCCTAAAAGATTTAAAATTAGTAGAAGACCAATAGTTATTAAATCTCATATTATTTGCACAATCATTTGCAATCAATAGAAGATGTAATAAACTTGCTTCTAAATCATAATTAGTAATCATTTCCATACCTAACTTAACAGTTTCCTGATCATTAGACTTAAGCAATGGAGTTAATTGTTGTACTATATCAGCAGTTAATGGACCATTTTGATTGTTAATTACACTATTTAAATCAAATACATTAATTATCTTAGTTCCTGCAAACTCATTATAAGCTTGTACTATAGTTTCTAAAATAGTTTTAGTATTACCATAACAGTGAACATAAACATATCTATTTAAATTAGGCGCAGAATTTAAATCAGTTTCATTTGAAAACTGTATATATTCATTCTTTTCATCTACAGTAACACCAATATGTTGTAAAACTCTAGTATGAAGTCTTCCATTTAAAAAACTTATCCATTCTTTTACATCAATTACTACTGCATCTGCATAAGCTGTTGTTCTAGTAGTTTGTACAATATTATTATTGTTTCTACCATAATCAGTAAACTTATATCTAGGAAAAGTAACATCTTTCATAAAGAATACTTTGCCTGCAAAGCCATTAAAAGAAGTTTGATTACTTTCTAACCATTTAATAATAGTATTTTTTTCAGCCTCTGTTATACCAGAATATATTTGAGTACTATCTCCCCAATTATTTTTTGTTTTTACCTGAAATTCTTGTATCTGTATCATTATGCTATAATGTATTTAGTTAAAGTTTGTCTTAATGTTAACATTTTAAATTTTTGACCACATGCAAATAGTGATTTAACCATATGATAGTTAAGATCTGCTCCAAAATAATCTTCCATAATAAGCATTTCTATTCTATCTAAATAGTCTTTCTCTATTTTGTTTTTCTCTGAGAAAGTTACAGAGTAGTTTATTGCTCTAGTACATAATACAGATGCAATATCTGCTCTATAAGTACCTAGATTAGTACTACCTACTAATTCTCTTAGTTTAGTTCTTAAAGTATCCTCTGCTGCAGAAAACATTTCTTTTGGTGTGATTAGTTTATCTAATCTATTATTGATAAAACTAACAAACATACCAGAAGTTGCACTTCCAACACAGCCTTCACCTATCATTTGTATAAGAGGTAAATTGTTTTCAAAGTCTTTAATAGAACTAATTGCATTAAAGAAAGTAACTATACTTCTAGGATTTACTTTGCTATTTACAACTTCAGGATTAAGTAGTAAGAAGTTAATACATCTACCATCAATACCTTCTGCCTCAGCCCATTTAGCCCACTCTTGTACATCAAAAGTTAACTCTACACTGATATACCTAGTTTGAACTGCCTCATCTATTTCAGTAACAGTATATTTACCGTTAGCAGGATTAGCACTTAGTACTATATGCCAGTTCTTAGGTAGTTTCCAAGAGATATATTCTTGTCTATCTATTAATTCCATACATGCTTGGATAAAACGCTGATCTGCTCTAGTCCAGTCATCTAATAATAGAATACCTCCTTCAGTCTTATCTGCAATCCATTCTGGTGCTGCATAAGACATTCTTTTCTTACCTGTTAGTCTATATCCTTCTTTCTCATAAGAAGCAATAGCTACTTCATCTACCCAGTTAACTTCAGGTATAACATCTTCTGTTACTTTAGCCATTTGGAATTGCTTAACTGGAAAACCAACTAAGTCACCTAATTCCTCTATTTGTGCTAAGTTTAATTTAACAAAGTCAAGTTGTAGTTCTTTAGCTAATTGTTGTATACTACTAGTTTTACCTAAACCAGCTTCACCAATAACTTCTACAGCTACTGTTTTCTTACCTTCTTTTTGAAGGTCTTGGTTATTGCTTATAATATGTTTTAAGAAATCTTTTACTTCAGTTGATTTTAACTTAATATGACTCATTGTTAAGGTTTTTTAAATGTTTTAGTTTAATTGAATTTTATAACCAGGAAGACTTTCATTTATAGGTGAAACTGTACTGTGTACCCAAAGCATTTTACCTCTAGGTTGTATACTACAATTACATTCACCATCTGTTAAATAAATAAGACTGCAATACTTGCCATAGTTATCATTATAATACTCTATAACAGGATCAAATTCAGTCCCACCTCTTCCTTTTATTTCTATTTGAGGATTTCCCTTGTATTCCTCTACCCCACGTATTTTGGCATCACATTGAATGATTGTAACTTTTGTATCTGTTTTATAAATATGATGAATTTCATTCATAAATTCACTTAATTCACCATCACTTACAGATCCACTAGTATCTATTGCTACTAAGATATGCCGTTTACTTTTAATCTTTAGCGCAGGATTGCCTGGATATCTCCTAGAATCTTTTTTACGTGTTTTGATAGTATATATCTTATTACTACCACCTGCAAATCTTCTAAGATAACTTCTCCAATTAAACTTAGCTGGTTCTGGATTTAATAGTCTATCTAAAAATCCTTTTAATTCTCCTGGTACATTACCTTTGTTTTTAACAGCTTCATAAGTAGCTTTCATTTGATATTCTACTTGTCTATCTATTAATTGTCTTTCTGCATCACTTAATTTACTAAACTGGTCCCAAGTTGCATGTTCTTTTGCAAACTCTGGATCTGCTAGCATATTCTTAAGTGTTTCACTCTTGTCTTTATCCTTCAATAATTTCTTATAGTAATAATCTGTATCCTTTAAAGGCTCTAGAACTATTTCAGGAAAACTTTGTATATGCAAAAAGTCAGAGGTTTTATACTTAGGATCTATTAACTGATTGATTGCAATATCTGCAGCTATATTAAACAATAGTTTATCACTATACTTATCTCTCAATGTTAAATGAAAGAAACATATATGCAATAACTCATGCTTAAGAACTCCATACTTTGTATTCTCAGTTAAACCTTCCCAAAATGTAGGATTAACTACTAATTCTGTATTAATACCTTGCTTTCCTACTCCAGCAGTTGGTACTCTAGGATCTACTTTTTTATTTAAGGTGCTCATAAATACACCATAAAAAGGCTCATTAATCATTAATGCCCTACTTATCTTGCTTACGCTCTGTAATACATCCATTTGTTTTTAATATTTCATAAGCTAATTGTCTGTCTATTATATTATCACTATACATCATATGTAAAATAGTATCTTTATTCTCTAATAAGTCTAAATCTACATAATGTAGAGTAGTTATATTTGTATAAAATACATACTCTCTTTTTATACTATCTTTATAAAAATAACGTAATTCATTATCATCAACAGAAGTTTTTGCATAGTGATATATTGCATATTTATCTTCTACATACATTGTATCAATTTATTAATAGTGTTTATTACTACTTCTCTTCCTTGATTTTTATACAAATCACTTGGATCTTTATCTTTAAAACAAATAGGATGATAGATATAAGGTAGTTGATATTGTTCACTTGCTACTTTAGCTAAATTTAAACCTGGATTATCATTGTCATAGTATATATAGATCTTTTCAAATCTTATCTTTAACTCTTTAATAATCTTATCTGGTATTAATGTAGATTCTGAGGCAGGAGCAACAGCTAGATAACCTAACTCTTTAAGAGTCATTACATCTTTTAAACTTGATGTTATAAATAATAATTCACCATCAAAAGGCAATTGTTTATATCCTTGTACTACATCTGCTTTGATATTACCAATCCATTTCCACTCTGTGTTATATGGTTGATATATCTTATACAAATAGTTACCATAAGAATAAGCATAAACATATTCATCTTTAACATGAAATCTATTTCCTTCTACCCAATAGTATTCTAATGACTTAACATTATATAAGTCTAATGTGGCTTTTGTAATACCAAACTTATTCCAGAATGCTATGTCTTTAGTAGTATGTTCTTTAGATTTAACTTTGATGTCTACATTCTTCTTTCTTATTCTTTTGATTACATTATCAGGATCTAATAACTTACCTTTCTTGTCTGTACTAAAGTCAAGATTAAAGTCAGAAGCTACTTTATTTAAACATTCTCCAAAGTTGTATGAATACTTTTTCATTACATACTGAAAACAACCATAGAATTCTCCTGTAGCAAAATCTTTATAATAAACACCTCTGTCTAGTTCTGTAACTCTACAAGTTGGTTTTTCATCATTTCTTAATTCACTACAAAAAGCTTCATCTAAGTTCTTTAAACTTGGAATATAATATCTAAATATGTCTTCTTCTGACACTCTTAATAGAATGTCTTCTATTGTTATTACCCGTCTTACCTCAATCATACTACACTTTATTAAGAGTTAAAGCTAAAAAAAGTGGATAAAGATTAACTCTATCCACTTATTAGCTTGGCCTATACTACTAAATACTAACCAAAGATAGCAGTTATAGGATCAACACCACCAATAGCATCTTTCTCAGGTGCTACAATAGTTCCAGTATATTCAGCTAAATCCAAATCAGAATTAAACTCAGATTTAAATTGACCATACTCATCATTTAATGCTTTGATAAATGCATTATTAGATTTCTGATAAGTTCTCTCAATATGTCTAGTATAAACATCTTGATATTTACCATCTTTAACACCTAATAAAACTCTTACTCCATTGTGTGGAATAGCTTTTAAGATGTTTTTAAGCTCAGAGAAATCTCCTTTAAAGAACTTAGCAGTATCAGGCAATATAGTAGAATACTTTTTAGCAGCAGTATTATACTCTGCATTTACCCAGTTACGGATAAAAGTATCAACTATACCTTCCTCACCATCATAAGCTTTTCTAGTACCTTCATTAACATAATACTCATTAGCATCTAATGCTTCTGCATCAACAGCCCAAGCAGTTTTACCATATTTGTTAATATACTGAGTTTTACCAGATTTAGAAACTCTTTGTTTATCTTTTAACCAATAAACAATTTTAGTGTTAATATTCTTCTCTGGGTTTCTTAAATGGAATTCAATCCTTGCAGATGTAGTTCCATCTTGTTCAGTTACATAAATAGGTTCTTGTTGCATTCTTATACCTAATCCTGCAGCTTCTTCCATAGTTGGATTAACTGCTACTACTAGCATATTAGTAATACCTGAATACAATTTTTTAACTGCAATTACTTCTTTCTCACTTGTGTTAAATTCAATAGCCATAATTTGTTTTTTTTTAAGTTGTTTTTAATGTTGTTTTATTAATTAATCAATATAAATTTTTTCCCATGCAAACTCAAATGTTTGACCTTTTAAGTGCTCACATCTAGAGCCACATGTAATCTCTTCTTTAGACTCAAAAGTAATTTTCATACCTTCTGCTTCTCTATAAAGATAGCCAATTGCATCTGCATTTTGACAGATAATATTTTTAATTTTACCTGTAAAATCTAAATCCTTAGCACTTACTTCTTTACCTTTTAGTTCAGTAAATTTATCTTTAAGATGTGCTACAAGAATAATGTTATCAGCAAGAGTATAGATTTTATCAATCCAATCTTTCATTGCCAATCTTAAATGCAGATAACCAGCACCATTAGGTAATTCTAGTACAGAGTTACCTTGAAAGTTTTTACCAATTGCACTTGCTTTATACTTAACAGTTGCTTCTGCTTCTGCCCATTCCTCTAATTTAGTAGCAGTATCTATTGCTACATATTTATAAGGTCTTTTAGCAGCATGAATAGCTTTACCAATTTCTGTTAACTCAGCAAGATTATTAGCTTTAACTTTTAATGCATCTAAATACTTACTACCATCTTCTAAATCAATAATTAAACAATTATCTAATTTAGATAATAATGTAGTCTTCCCAGTTTTGGGAAGAGAATACATTATAAACACTTTAGGACTTAGTCTCTCTGCAGCCACTTTAGCAGTAGGTAGTGTAATTGCCATAATTAAGCTAATGTTTGAATGTACTTTTTAGAAATCTCTTTTATTGCTCCTAGTTCTTCTTGACTAAATAAACTTAGTTCAGTAGAACCAATAATATAAGGTTGTTTACTTCCATGATTCTGAGACCATTTAGGTAATGTAAACTTACTATTAGCAATATTAGCCAATGCAGTTAATGCAGCAATTGCTTCTGCTCTTTCTTCTACAGAATAAATTCTAGTAACCTCTTCCGTCTGTCCAATTTGTTCCTGGTTGTTCTCTTCTTTCTTCATCTTTTTGTTTGTTTAATTGTTGTTTAAAATAAAAATCTGATTGTATTCCTTCCTTTTGTTCATTTAACATGCATAATTGAGCGCCAAATATGATAGCTGATAAATGGTCTTCTGATCTATCTCCTTCCATAAATGCAGCTAGATGTCTATCTAAAGACTCTAATGCTACTTCTGTTGGAATTCCTTTTAAGAAGTTACCATCACCGTATTTTGCACTGCCTAAGTTAGTATGATAACCATATCTCTGTCTAGTGTATCCTTTTAAGTTATGGATAAATGGTTTATTACTATTACTATCTCTCTTAGCACCAGTTTCAAATACACGTGATATACTTTCATCACTACATAATTGTTCTAATTTATCTGCATAAGTTACATTTGTATTAGAAGGATTAATTATAATCACATTGTCTAATTCTTTTCTCTTTACCATACTATTTACCTAATTTAATTAAACCATCATAATGTAAGTCTGTCATTTGATCTGCTCTTGGTAATTCTTTAAATACACCTGATTCACCTAAATAACCTAAGCCTACTCTTGTACCTATACCACCATCTCTGCCTTTAAGTATTTCTAATGATCTAAACCTATCTTTCAATTTCTCTACATTATAACCTGCAAAGTTTTGAATATCAAAAGTCATAGGACTAAATAAACTTAATACATAATTGGCATCTCTAGTAGTATACTTAGAATCACCAAAATCAGATAACATAGGAGTTAATCTGTTAGTTTTAGCTCTCATAGGATCATTGATATCATAGTTTAACTGCTGAACAACTACTGGTATAATGTTAAAGTTATTTCTTAGTAGTACAAGATATTGAGACATCTTATCTATTAATTGCTTTGTATTATATCCACGTTCTTCTGGTAATAAACTAATATGGTCAATGATTACTATATGATACCTATTTTTATCAAAAGGCTCATACCTATCAAATACATCAAACTTTACAGTATGTCCATTCTCATCTAATTTCTCTACTTGTTTTCTATATACTTTACCAAACTTCTCAGCTTTACGGTATAAGTATTTATTAATACCTGTAGGATTTTCTGGCATATCAAAGACTGTAAGACTGCTTTCTAATTTCTCAAAGTAATCTCTACATTCCATTACTTTGTCATAGATTTCTTGACTTACTCTATGTTCACCTCTTGATAAAATATAATTAACATCAGCTACTATTTTATATTTATTAAATAGTTGTCTACTAACACCCTTAGTTATCTTAGTTATCTTATCAATCTCAAATGAGAAATAATCTATATCTAAAGTAAACTCACAATCAGGTGTGTTATTTATATACTCAAAAGGTTCATACATAAACATTTGATCTACTAAAGTTGTTTTACCACAACCAGTAGATGCGCCTACAAGATAATAAGTTTTTTGTTGTACGTTAGGTAAAAATTGGGAGAGCTTTGTTAGTCCATGAGGCAATCCTTTGTTTAATCCCTCTTGACCTCTTTTGATTTCTTCTAATACATTGTCAAATATCATTGCTAAAACCTTCCATCTCTACGTCTCTTACTCCTATGTATTTCTCCCAAGTTGCTTGGTTTAAAAATACTTCCACACCCTGAAGGTATTGCATTTTTGATCTATACTCTGTTAAATAACTATTCAAACCTTCTATAATTTGTTTATGTTTACCAGGTTTTTTAATTATTCTTAGATACTTTTCTTTTACTTTTTCTGCTGATTGAGAATTAGGATCCTTAGCTCTTAATATTCTATATCCACCTGCTCCATTAGGAACTTTCATTGGATATGTACTCCAGAATTCATAAAATAGTTTATGTTCTGGTGTTTCTTTGAATAAATTATTAGCTGGTTCTCTTAATACAAAATCAAGTAAAGAACCATTAGTAATCTTAATAAGCCCAAGACCTTCTAATTTAATTAGATCATTCTTATTAATATTAAGTGCTGTTACTAATGTGTGATCAAGTATATTACTGTTGTGATACTTTAAATATAAAAGAAGATATTGAGTAGGATTTATTTTCAAACCCAATATCTCTTCTAAATTTATTTTAATTTCCATATGTTTTATTATTAGGTAAACAAGTTATTACTATCTTCAAACTCTTCATCTTCTATAACTATCAGATTTCCATGTCCATCACATTCAGGGCACTTAATGTAATCTGCTTTGTTTTCATCCTCACCTTCAAAAATATAACCACTACCTAAACAAGTAAAACATTCTACTTCCTTAAAACTAAAATTCTTTTTCATAAAATATGTTTGTAAATCAATCTATAATCTTCTTCATCCATAGATAATTCTCTAGTATACTGTATGATATCTTTTAATTCTAATTCCCACTCATATTCTGAGTTTAAAATATCCAATAACATACTAGGATCTGTAAATATTACAGAATCATATGCTATTCTAGTTAAATTGATAGCCAATTCTATCTCTTGTTTTGAAGGCTTGTTCATAAGTTTAGGATTTTTTAATTAATGATATACAATCTTGTACACTATAACAATGTTTAACAGTACTTAAATCCATACCAGACATCATGTCTAAATACCATTTCTCTTCTTGTGTACCTTGAGTACAAAAGATAATGATATTACCTACAAAATTTTCCCTAAACCTTAATCTTCCTGTTCTTTGTACAATATCTTTTTCTTTAGAATAATAAGACATTAATACAACACAATCAAGATCAGGTAAATTAGCACCTTGTTTTAACTTTTTAAAAGAACCTACAGTATTTATCTTACCAGTTGTAAAGTTATTCTTGATAACTTCATTGTCTACGTCTGTTTGTGCACTGCCAGTATCATCTTTACTAGCTACTACATTAGAAGTAACTTGATGTAATGCATTTAGACTGTTTCCAAAGATAATATTACGTAAATTTAATGCTTCTAATTCTCTTATCAAAGTTTTTGTACTATTTATTTTACTAGGTAATTCATAGAGTAATTTAGCTCTACTGGCACTAGCTGCTCTGATTTTAATCTCTCTTAATTTGAGATCTCTTACAAACATTGCTTGCTGAAATAACTTACTTTTATAAGCATATGCAGCTGCTTCTGTTTGCATAAATGGTTTAAGTTTACTACCTGCTTTAATAGTAGCATTTGAACTATCTAGTTTATTATGTATAACATAGATATTAACTGGTGGTAATACTCCTTCTGTTCTTGCTTGTTCAGCTGTATAAGTAAAACATACAGGAAAATGTTGATTTAATAAATCTCCTTTAAGTACACTACCGTCTTCATTTACTTTAGCTTTTATGTCTACTGTAGCACTTAATCCTACTATGTAGTCATAAGTATTGTTTTCATAGAAAGTACTGTATTTAAGACTTAAGGAATCATGTACTTCATCAGCACCTACTATTTTCCAATTCTTGTTTTGCCATTTATAAGCTGATTGATAACAAGCAAATTCAAAGTTAAAATCTGATAAAACATCTAACTTAAATAACTGTTTAAACTTAGCAGCATCATCCCTAATAGTTTGTTCTCTGTCTGTTACTTCAGCTAAGAACAATACACTATCTTTTTTCTTAATCCATTTCTTCTCTTTTGCTTTGTACAAACACTTAAAGAATGTCATTGTTTTACCAGTACCAGTTGCTAATTCTAATGTACCTCTACCACCAGAATTAATCCAGGCAGTAGAAGCATCATCTTGCATTTTATTGAGCTTTACTGCTCTGGTTAAATCTGTCATAATTACTTAATAGAATCAATGATTACTGTATCTTTAACTATACTATCTACTACTGTAGAATCATTAGATACTGCTTTTTCTTCATGTGATACATTACCACAACTAGACAATACTGCTAGTGTAAATAAAATTGATGCTCCTAAGAATACTGTTACTTTTGTTTTCATTTGTTTTTGTTTTTAGTTATTAATTATTTGGACCAATTGTTGGCTATTACGGGCTCTGCAATCATAGGAACAGTACTACAAAATAGTTTACCTGCTTCTACCATTAGTTCAGAACATTTCTTAGCAACTTCTTCAGCAACAGATTCCTCTGCCACTATATTTACCTCATCATGCACACAATTAACTAGTTGTGCATCTACTTTACTATCAATAAAATACTGTCTAATAAGACATAAAGCTTTCTTAGTCATTAATGCTGCAGTACCTTGAATAGGGTAATTCTGTGCATTTCTACTAATACTACCTTTAGCTTTATAATAGACTCTTCTTTCCTCTGCAGAAGCACTTTCATAATCAAAGTCTTTCATAATATCATAATCATTAATAAAAGTCTTAGATCTTAATACAGGATCTATTAGTATATAACCTGTGTTTAAGCTCTCTTTAATCTTTTGTTGAAAGTATTGTTCTTTCTTAGGAAATCTTTCTTTAATAGCATCTATAAATGCTTGTGCTTCTTCTTGTGATACACCTAAATCATCTTTAACTGTGAATGCTGTTTTACCATAATCTAAGCCTAGATTTATCATTTTACCTACATCTCTATAAGTCATTTTAAATCTGTCAGAATATGGATTATTCTTCTTAGTTACTACTATCTCTTTACCTTCTATTTTAGAAAAGATTGCAGACGCAATTAAACTATGAGAATCACCATCACCATTAAGTACAAAGTCCATTAACTTAGGATCTTGACAATAATGTGCTGTTAATCTTGGCTCTTGTTGAGAATAATCTAGTGTAATATACTTATAACCTTTTGGCGCTACAAAATACTTACGTAGATCTTGTGGTATATTCTGAGTATTAGGATAACCTTGTTTGGTATCACCACTACTAACTCTACCTGTGTCTCTTATTTGCCAGAAACTAGTTCTTACTTTACCATCTGCTTGTTGATATTGGTCTATAAAACCTTTACCATAAGTAGATATAGCCTTAGCTAGTTCTCTATGTTCAATTAATAATGTAACTAATTTAGGTTTGTTCTTTACTTTCAATAGATAATTAGAATTAGTAGTTTCTTTACCTTCTTTATCTACTACAACTAGATTTAATACTTCTTTGAATATCTTTTTAACTTGTGTGTCACTAGTCCATAGTACATTGGTAAGTCTTTCTGGTTCCTTATCTGGCTCAAATAAATCATAATTGAAGCTCACTAATTTAGTTTTCCCTTTACTTTGGATAGTAGAACAATTATACTTATAACTCTTATCCAAATTAAGTAACTCATTATCAAGACTCTTTTCTAGTTCATTAAGTTTATCTTCATTCTCAAAAGTATTCTTAACCCAACCTTTTGCATCTACTAGCATACCATTATACTCTATATCAGCTAATGGTTTTATTGCCTCAAACTCAAATACAATATATTCTACTAAACCTTTTGCTATAGCATCTTTGTATTGCAATTCTGCTATTTGATGAAGGTATGCAACATCTAATGCTGCGTATTCTATTTGATCATCTGTAAATGGTTGTGAATCTAGTTTAAAGAATTCTCCTCTTGTTGTTTTGTTTAAATCTACATTAAGATATCTTTTAGCAATATCAAGTAAACCATAACCATGATGTTCATAACCTCTATATAGACAACATTCTGCTATCATAGTATCCCAGACCTTTTCTATATTAATACCTGCATGTTTAAAGAATTTATAATCAAATTTAAAGTTCTGAAATAAACATACTTTAGATTCTAATAAGTTCTTAAACAACTTAATATTAATACATCTGACATCTATTACATATTGTCTGTCTTTATCTCCTATTTGGATACATATAATAGGTTTATCATGAGGATCTCTACCTTTAGTTTCTGTATCTACTGCTATAGATTTGTGTGCTTTAAAATATTCTAAGCATTCTTCTACTGTACTGTATTGAAATAGCGTACTATCAATCAGTCTCTTCTCCCCAATAAAATAAATCATCTGTGTCTATTGTTAAGTCTGGAGTCTTTATAAACTCTTGGAATTCTCTGCTAGATTGTATTAGTTTGTCTAAATACACATCTAATTCTGTGGCTACATTAATCACAAATATACAAATTTAAAGTTAATAAATCAATGATAAAAATAAAGAGAGGGCTTCCCAGTTCCCTCTCTTATAACCTTGCCTTGTCTTATTTTTTGTTGAATATCAGTAAATTAAACTAAGTTTTTTACTACTTTGTTATTAAATTTGGTTAATAATTAGTTTAATGTTACTCCATTTTTACCAATTTTTACAGTATACTTACCGTATTTAATGGTAGTTGGTTTGTCTAATACAAGAACATTACTTCTTGATTTAACTTTAGCTACTGATTTATCAGTTACTTTAGTTGCTACAACTTTCTTTTTAGTAGAATTAGACTTAGTTGTAGGCTTTACTGCAGTCTTTGCTGCTCTCTTAATCATTTTTTGAAATTGGTTTTTCATTTTTATTTATTTATTTAATTGGTTACAAATTATTGTTATGTGTATATAAAAAATAAAGGCAGGCTATGAACCCTGCCCTTATAAAACACACAAATCTCTGTTATTAGCCCCACAGAGAAGGGTAATTTCTTAATTATTTTCTTCTATTTCATCAGCTTCCCTGAACATCTTGTTCATTGAATGTCCCATGTATAGAACTACTATTATCAGTATTACTATTATTGTCAAAATCATCATCTGGATTATTAAATAAGTAAATAAATTTAGTTAATTCATACATACTAGGTGCTCCTATATCTTCCATTTTCTTATTAGTTTTAATATGTTATCCATTATAAGACCAACAAGATAAGATATCCACATAGGAGAGAATACTTTTATCCAAGACCATTGACCAATAATTCCTGTATCTGTCATTTTAAGTACAAAGAATATTAATGTTATTGCTACTGGTAAACTTACTTTGTATGGTCTGCTTTCATAATCTGGTTCCATATACTATTGATTAAATGTGTGACCACATGAAGGACATACTAAATATTGTTCTTCATCTTCTTCTAATATACTATAATAGTCTTCTGTAGTACAATTACCACAATTTTGACATACTATTTGGTCATCTTCATATTCATTATCATCATAATCTAATGAATCCAAATATTTATCTAATTCTTTTTCCCAGTATTGATCCATTGGGTCATTGCCATATATACCTGCCATAGTTTTAAGTTTTATGAACCACAATTAAGACAGCCTTCATCATTATCTTCTTCAGGATGCTCTGCAATTCTAGGGTTAAGTATTTTCTTTAATTCATATATCTCTTGTTGGATTTCTCCATCTTGAAATAAATTACCTGTCAATTGAGATTTTAAATCTCCAATCTTTTTTCTTATTTGATCTTCTAAATCCATGTTATTTGTTTTTAATAAGTTCTATTAGTTTATTTATACAAGCAGATTCTGCTTCTTCATAAGTTGTGAACATACCACTAAGTTCACAATCTCCACTTTCCTCTGAATCACATATATGAGTCCCACCTCTTTCTTTATTATAGTGTAATTCCCAAATGTAACCACTTGCATTTGAGTATACAGTATGCACTATATTGTGCCCATCTCTAAACCATCTAAATGCTTGTTGGAATAGTGGTATTTGTATAAGACTTTCTCCATTGTTCATATCTCTAGAAGACATACAAGGTTCATCAAACCCTAATTTTTTAAGAGCTAAAGCTTGTTGGTATGTTACAAACTCTTTTTCCATTTTAATGTATTGTTAGTTTAAGTTCATCTATTACCATATAAGTACAAGAGTTAGGATTATGTCCTTTAGATTTAATAAAGTTTTCCATTTCCTTTTCTCTTAAATAAAATTTATAGATATGTACTTCTTCAGTAAGCATATCTAATACTGCTACATATCCTTTTTCTATCATAATTTTGTATTAAAAAATGTATCTTATTGTATTCCATGGAATGATTTCATCATGCAATTTAGTAAAAGAATTAATAAAATCATTCTTTAAATTGTATTTATATCTTATATTCTTACCACCATACTGAGATATTTTAGCCTCTTGTATTGTAGGAACCCATAGATATTCTTGTTCTCCTGGAATATTATTGTCTAAATTATACTTGTGTTTATTTTCATTGTGAGTTAAGAATATAACTTCTGCTTTTACCACATCTTTATAATCTACATAATCATTAACCATTTGAAATAGATATTTATAGTCTTTTAACCAGTCTCCATAAACTAATACTGGACTGAAATTAATATGTACATCATATCCTGCATCTATAAATGCATCAATAGCTTTTATCCTATCTATTATCTTAGATGTATTAGGCTCTAATTTATCAGATACATTCTGTGGCATTAGACTAAATCTTATTCTTATTTTACCTTCAGGATCATAGTTTATTAGATTTACATTAACATATTTAGTTGCAAAACTACCCATAGCTATAGGATGTTGTTTAAAGAAATCAAATATCTTTTCCCACTGATGGTATTTAGCATGAAGTGCAAAGTCTTCATTACAAGATATATCATAAGTAATATATTCTTTATGTGTCTGATTTGGTTTATCTACATGAGTAAAGAATACATGGTTATTAATTGCAGTTAAGATATCTCCTGTATTAACAGCAATATCTAAACCTTCTGGTTTATGTCTTTTCATATAACAATAACCACAATTATATAAACAGCCATGACCAAAACTAGGACTAATAAAGTCTGTAGATCTTCCACTTGGTCTAATGACCATTGATTTTCTATTTACTTTTTCTATCATAATGTGTTTTAAAAGTATCAAAAATGCATGTTTTTGTACATTATATGACAAGTTATTTAACTATATCAAAAGTACCATTTTCATGTATTTTTATTTGATCAGTCCTGTAATGTCTTACTATACCTGTATTACAATGAACAATACACCATATATCATTTTCAAAAGTACCACTATTTGAAACATATATGGCGTATCCTTCTTTGTTTTCTTCTACAATAACTGGTATTGGAGTCTTAAATTGCATCATAGATTATCCAATTCTTGTTTAACATCTTCATAATACTTCTTTAAAGTAAGTATGTTGTTATCTGTATGTAATAACATGATAGTTTCTATACTATCTAAAATATCATTAACAGATATCAATGCACATTCCTTTGCTGTAGGATACTCTATTACAGAGTAATCAGATAACTTAAGTACCTTAATATGTAAATACTTATTAATGAATTGTTTTGCTTTGTCTTTTGCTGTCATAGTTTCTATTTTATTATGTTTGCGATTAAACTTATAATTGATATTATTAAAGAAAAATATGCTATTATTAAAGCATGTGTACTTCTTTTACTATACATTCTCATATTATTTCTTTTTAAATTTGACATTGTATTAACACTGTATTGACACTGTATTTTAGCAGTCAGGGCAGGATTTGAACCTGCATATTAGAGCGACCTGTTAAGGCAACTTGTATTCCAATCTACCACCTGACTATTGTTATTAAATAAAGAATATCCAGAATATACCTTTAACTTCAGATATAATAGGTCCAAATATTGCTATTTGTAACATACTATCTGTTTCTTTAGCATATTCAATCCAGAATTTTATAGTCATTATTTGACTTACTATGAAGTATATTAGTAATATCCAATATAATACTCCTTTAGAACTTGTTTCCATAATTAATCTTGTTTGTTTAGTGAGTTAAATTCTTTTACCCAATCAATACCACTATTAATTGGTCTATGGTTATTTCTTAATTGATAACCATATTCAATGGCTTTTTTTAAATCTTCTTCACTATACATTCTTTCAGCTTGCCAGTTAGCACCTTCAATAAATGCTAATTTTTCTCTTCTATCCCAATCATCTGGATATAATTTTAATGCAGCTTCTTCTATTGTTTTCATATTAATCTTTTTTAAATGGATGAATAATAAATGACAATATTATTACAGGTACACACAATAACACTAATATAACTGCTATTGTATGTACCCATATATTTCTTAATAATTGTTTAATCATTTTAATTAACATAATAAGTGAATGTATTACCAGTCTCTGAATTAAATATTACAGCTGCAAATCTAAATTCAGGATTTAATTTCCCATATTCAAAGAAATCAAACTCTAAGAAACAACCTATCATAATCTAGCTCCTTTAATGAATAAATTAAACGGGCCCCATTCTATTATTAATCTATTCATAAACATATCTATTTTAACATTAGGCAAAAAAGCAAATGTTCTTAAGTTAGTTTCTAGATTAAACATAATATATATTGTTTTAGATGTTTTCATAATGTGTGTTTTTAAGTTATTATTTGTTTTTAATTAGTCTAACTTGTTCTTTGATATATTGTTGCCAAGATACAAAATTTAATGGCTTAGATGGAGTTACTGTTTTTAGTGTAGCTTTCATAGTCTTTAATTATTGCGTTTAATTCATCATTATATCTTTGTAATTCATCTGTATATTCTAACAGTTGATTTACTAAATTAATATACTTATACCTAGCATTGTCCATATCACATTCTAGATCATCTAGATTAAATCTTATTGAGTCTATATCCATCTTATTTGTTTTTTAAGATTAATGTATTGTTTTGTTGTATTAAGATATACTTAGTTGTATCATATACAATATGAAAGTTATTATCTTTTGTTGTAGTAATAAAACAAACAAAGTTATGTTTGTCATATACCTTGTCTGTATTAACTGGAGCCTTACTACAACTAAGTAATAAGACTCCTATTATTAACCATTTCATTACTCAAAGTATTCAATAGTTCCTGGTTTACCAGTAATCTTCTTGTATGCTATTTGTTTAGCAAAGATATTAGTAATTGCTGACGCACCTTTGATACAAAGATTTACCTCTGTCTTATCAGCTTTCTTGTTCTTTAAATCTACTAATGTTTGAGCTAGCATATCTGCCACTCCTGAACATGTTTTTAAGTCTTGTTTTTTCATAATTTATTAAGTTTAGGATAAAGTTCTCTTTTTAATTTAACTTGTTCTCTTTTTAATTGTATTAATTCTTGTGGTAAATGTACTTCTCTAGATTTTAATTTATGACTTTTACTAAACAAAAATTTAATATACCCATCTGTTAAATAATCACATTTAAATTTATCTTTTTCATAAAGACGTTGTTTATTTTTATCTGCATAATCTAAACTATATTGTCTTCTATACTTTACAAAATTAGGATCTGTGATGTTTTTAGTATAATGTAATTTAGATGTTATAATTCTTAACATTTTTTTTGAAAGAGCTTGTAATTCAGAAGATTCATAATTATAATTACAAGAATTAGAATTACTATGACAAGCTTTACATTTAGATAAAATATATGCTATTTTATCTTTAAAATAATTTAACACCCAATTTTTATTACATATTATAACACCACATTGTACACAAGGCCTTCCTTCTAATCTTGCTTTTCTTTTTCCTCTTCCAGTTTTTTTAAAATTTCTTAATCTAGTATTTATATTACGTGACATTCTATTTGCAAATAGATTTAATTCTAAAGAATTATAATTATAATCACAAGATTTTGTTTTTGTTGAACAAGATTTACATTTTTTTACTATATATTTTCCACATATAAACCAATTCTTTTCACATAATATTACTCCACATTGTATACAAGTTTTTTCCATAAGAATAGTATTAAAAGAGAGTATTTCTACTCTCTTAAATTGTTTCTATAATTATCTAACCAAGTTGCATCTTCCTCATGCTTGAATGTAAGCTGAGGTTTCTTGATTTCTTCTTTAATACCTAATTCTGTTTTGATTAAATTAAGTCTGGCATTAATAGACTTAACATAAATTGGTAAACTATTGTGTTTATTAATCATAGGTTTACCACTCTTAGTTGTTTTTTGAAATGAGTTCATAGTTTTGTGTGTTTTTAATTATTAATGATAAATATGTGGATTAGACATTTCTAAGATAAAAGAATACTTCTTATCTAATTTATCCATAGCAACTTCTCTTAATACTCTATAGATATTAAGTGCTTCTTGTGTAAAGAAACTATAATCTGTAGATAAAAGATTGATTTCTAAATAATTTTGAACTATTTTGTTTTCAGTATGTTTATATTTTTTTAAAGCTGTTACTTTAATAGGATTTAAATCATACTTATTACATATATTTAAATTAGTTTCATTATCCAATACTCTAACTCTAAAGTAATGAATATGGATACCATTAAAAACAATAGTACCTCTTCCAAATTTGCTTATTACACTTTGCATAGTTGTGTGTTTAATTGTTTATAATATGTTATACAATGTAGAAGCAAGTAATACACTAGCTCCTACTACTAAAAATGCTATTGTTGCAATAGCTGCAATGTTAAATATCTTTTCCATAGTTTTATGTGTGTTTAATTAGTTAAATAAAAAGAGAGTGCTAGTGCATCTCTCTTAATTCATTAGCTCTTGACATATGAGCAAGTTTAATTTCTGTCAAGATTTTATTCATTGCTATACCAAGTACAGCATAAGACTCTTCTATGTTTTCAACATTATCATTGTTGTCAACAATAGCGTTAGCTAATTGTATAGCTAGCATTTCTATTTTTCCCATAGTTTTATGTGTTTTAAGTTAGTTATTAATTATCACTCTGCATTCAGTTGTAATAAAAAAGCTACTTCAAACAGGTCCTTACATGAATACTATCAAAGCCTATTATTATGCCTACTTTTATTTTTTTTTGTTACCTATTCAGGTATTACAACTGCTAGTCCTTGTGAAACTAGATTGATGCATTAATAAAAAAAGAGAGTACTATTGTTCCTCTCTTTTAAAGTAGGTTATCTCCACAAGAAGTCTTGCAACTCTTGCATGTCCCATAGCAAAGGCTAACTTTGCATGAGGATGCATTTGTTTAAGTAACTTCTCAAATGGACCAACTCTTTTGAATCCCATATATTCTGCTATTGTACAGAATCTTATGGAAAACCTCTCATTGGTAATCTTTTTGTGCGTATACATAGTTTGTATTTTAATTAATTAATAATAAGAAAAAATAACAAGCAGGTGTATGTCCATCCAATACATACACTCTCTACAACCCGTTGGCATTCAAGGTAATTACTCCTCAAACGTAGATTAGTTAGTACAATGTACTCTGCTTGTTATAATAAGATAATAATTTAAAAAGAATGGAAAGGGTAGAACATTTCTGATACATCAGACAATATGAATGTTGACTATTATTCCCTAACTCACCCTAGTGTACTCTTACAAGGTTGCAACCCTTGATTTCCCTATTGGAAGATGAATAATACATCAATCTTCTGGTGTTAATACCTGCTTGGATAAGAGTAATTATTAGCTATATTAAATATAATATAACTATATTTTGAGAAAACCAAATGTTTGGTTAAAGTGTTTGTGAGATGTAGTTAACCACATCAATACACATAAAACATTCAGAGTCTATTTTTATTAAGCCTCATTAAAAAATATCCCGTATGTCCATACAGAATGTCCACAAAGAGTAGACATAAAGTATAGACACACAGGATAGCCCCATAGTTATGGAACCAGTGCTTCCGCACTGTTCTTTTCTGCAGGTTCCACAAGTGGCTCTGCAACAGCTTGCTTACGCAAGGTAACCCCAGCTTGCTCCGCAGCAAACTCCACGCTTTCTCCGTGCATAATGCACAAAGAAATGGTGTTCACGGTGTTGTCCCCAATCTTGTAATCCTCTGTTTGTACTTTTTGTACACGGATTAATGGGTACTCACTCCCTACTTTGTACAGCTTGTACATCATAGGTTTCATTAAGCGGGTAACGCAAACACCTGTATTAGGGTCAGCGAAAGTAACTTGTGAGCTTGTGAAGACACTCCCATCTTCATTTGTAAACTCAACAGCTTCAGCACTTAGACATATAGTAGCCATAATAAAACAACGGTTATCCACACACCGTCAAGACGTTAGTTTAAGCTGGCACTGGGGCATCCGCCCCGCCAAAACTTAGTAGGGGTTAACAACTAGGGTGATACCCACACAGCTACATATGCTATGTTTGAAAATATTTTTTATAAAATTTTTTTTGAAAACACATTTTTAGCTATATGGATATGAAAATAATTTTCACATTTCTCTTGCTTTTTAAATTCTTATTATATAGTTTTGCATCCGTAGTATTGTTTACCACAATATCAGTTCTGAGGCACAACTTGTATTAGGAACTTAGACATAGGGTTAGTATCTATAAATAATAGAAAGGTTGTCCCCTGTAACTACAAAACAGACTTCTAAAAGTAAAGTAAACTGGAAGGGAATAATAGTAGGTAAAACTACCCTTGTAGGCTAAAGACGGCAGTTGAAAATTACTTAGGAGTTAAAATCGCAGTTAAGCAATTAACTGTCAGCAAAATCAAGGGGATAGTTATGTTCAATTATAAACAAAATTACAATTAATGAAGTGGAAGAATCAATGTTAGAATATATAACTAACTATGTTGAAGAGGAGTTATATAAGAAACCAAAAACTAAGGTATTAAGTATAAACCTAACTCCTTTAGAATATAAAGAATTAGTAGAAGAATTAAGTGAGTTTAGTGATATACATAGTGATACTATATTGAATGAAATTAGAGTTAATGGTATTAAGGTAATACTATTGGTCTATAATAAGGTAGTAGGGTATGAACCAGATTATCTTGTAGCGTAATAAACAATTAATAAATTAAATAAATGGCAATGGACAAAGAGCTTCTTAAAGCTTTAACAACAACAATGAAAAACAGTGCTAGTACTGGAACACCTAGTATAGCTACTCCAAGTAAAGGAGCTACTACAGCAGTACCTTCTAAGAAAACTATGAATCCACTTATTACTGAGGATATGGTAGATTTTCTTAACTACAGAATACAACAAGAAGAGTACTCTAGTAGAGTATACAAAGCAATGGCTATGTACCTAAGTAATAAAGGATATGTTAATGCTTCTAAATTATGGGATAAATACTCTGATGAAGAAATGGCACATGCAGACTTTGCAAGAACTTATATTCTTTCTTTTGGTATACAACCAGTAACTCCTAGGTTAGATCAACCACAACAGGATTTTACAGGACTGCCTCAGATTATACAAATGTCTTTTGATCATGAAGTAGAAGTAAGTACTCAATGTAAGAAGTTAGCTGATGCTGCATTTAAAAAAGCAGATCATATGTTATATGAGTTAGCTCTTAAGTATCTAAAGGAACAAGTAGAAGAGCATGATAAAATGCAAAACTGGGTAGACCAATTAGAAGCTTTTGGTACTGACAAAATTGCAATGAGGTTATTAGACCATGAAATGAAAGATTATCTATAGTAGTATTTTAACATATTTAGTATCAGTTGATTAGTACTTTAATCATAAAATAACCTTCCAAATTGTTGCAGAAATGATTTATCCTACCTATTTTTGTATACAATAAACTAAATATAAGACTATGTTAAAAGAACTTTATAATAGTGATGTTTTAGAGGTAGTAATAATATCTGATATTTATGATTCTAAGGATGAAGAAATAGATGGTATTCTTACTACCAAAGAAACACTAGTAAAGAAGAACGCTAAAAGAAAGGAAACTATTTACATAGAAGATATTAGAAGTGTAGGACAAGTATGGTCAGATACTGGAACTGTATTAAGAAATACTACTTGCTTATACCATAGAGATCATGGTAAGATATATGTAAAAGGTAAGTATGATGATTATAAAGAATTAAAGTTTGGTAAGTTAATCCATAAACAAGAAACTATGGGATTCCAAGCTAGTAAATTAATTAATAAATAAGAACCAATGAAAACAACAAAAGTGAAGTTGACTGTAGAGGAGTTGAATAATGCATACAACCACATTAACAGTGAAAGCAAAGTAGAAAAGATAAACAAAAAGTTTCCTACTATCTATACACCAAGTGACCAAAGTTATGACTTAGAGTTTAAATTCTTTCCAGATATGGGATCCAGAGGAGCTTGGATATGTACTACAGATGTAGAAGTTTTAGATAAAGAATAATATAACAATAAACAATAGGAGATAAGTGAGATGGAAAACAAAATTAAATACAGACCAGCAAGTAAGTCATTTGTAATTGGAGAAGAAGAAACTGAATCAGGTATTCTACTTTCAATGGATATGCAAATTCAACAATCAGACAGATCTTTTAAAATATTAGCAATATCTGAAGACTGCTCTTTTGCTAAAGTAGGAATGAGAGTTCTACTTAGAGATAAACCTAATACAGTAATGTTTAAACTAGATGGTAAGTCATACTTCCAAATAAGTGAAGGTTATATCCTAGGAGAAATAGTTGAGTAATATGGATATCAAGATAAATACAGATAGAGATAAGGTATATAAACAATACCTTTCTCTGTTAAACCCAGTACTTGGGCCTAATAAGTTAGATCCAACAGAAATAGAAGTATTAAGTAATATCTTATATATAGACTGGTTATACAAGCATTTATCTAAAGAACAAAGAGATAAAATTATCTTTAATCCTGTAACCAAAGCTAAAATAACTACGTTATTGGGTATATCAAAAGCACAGTTTAACAACAACATGCTTAGATTGCGTAGAAAGAAGTTTATTACTAAGAATAGTTTGATACTTAAATTAGAAGAGGTTGACAATAAACTAAATATTAACTATACTTTAGACATTGGTAGAAGGTAATTATAAATATGAATATAATGATCTTATGGAAGTTATTAAACTCCATATAGCCTACAAGAACTTACTTGTTAAGTTTGTAAAGCACCATCCTCAATATACATATGAAATAATACTTACACCTGGAGACCATGAACATAAGTTAGAAATATTTATAAAAGAATGCTATGAGTGATCCTACTTTAAATAAGTTTATAAAACAATTATCAGATAAATACAAACTACCTGAGATAGTAATAGAGTTAATAGTACAAAGTCAATTTACTTTTACTAGAGAAATAATTAAGAAAGGTGAACTTAAGAATGTAAGATTGCCTGACTTAGGTATATTTGCTATCTCAGAAAGAAAAGTAAATCATTATAAAAGAAAGAAAGAAGAAGAGGAAAGTAATGAGACTATTTGATTTAGTTAATAACCAACCTATAGTAAATGCAGAGTGTTTACTTATAGACCAATTTAATGCAATTGTACAAAGAGACAAAACCAAAGATAAAAGTATCTCTACTAAAGAACTTGCGTATGTATATTTTAGTACAGATTATAAGTCATTATATAAGACATACCCTGAAGAAATAAGGAGTAAATCTATCATAGAAGATCTTAAGTTGCCTACCAGTTGGTTACCAGATGATGTAATCTACAAGGCTTGTGATAAATACAAAGAGTTACAAAAAACTCCAACATTAGGATTCTTAGAAGATGCACTTAAAGGATTAGATGCTACACGTAAATACTTTGCTAATGTAGATTATACTTTAAAAGACAGAATGGGTAAACCTATTTATGATATTACTAAAGTAATGAATGCATTATCTAATTGTAGTAAAGTAGTAGACTCTGTAGAAAAACTAAAAGAAAAAGTAGAAAAAGAACAATCCATTAATGAGAACATTAGAGGTGGTGGACGTGGTGGTGAATTAGAATTTGATGGTATTTAATTATGAGATTTAATAAAGACATACTAGAGTTTACAGCTACACGTCAACACTTTGATGAGTTTGGTGTATACACTAAATTAGCTTTAAACACTACACAATGGAAAGCATTTTGGGCAGAAGAAAAGCGTAGATGTCTAGAAGGATATCATACAGGTTCTGACTTTATACCAGGATACTTTTACTTCTACCTTAACTATAGTAGAATTAGGTTAACTACACCAAAAGAAGGTAATCAAAATAGTGCTGCAGTAGATAGGATAGAAGCATTCCCTGAATTCTGGGATGGAGATTATGATTTCTTTCATTATTTAGATGAAGCAGAGAATAGTGGTAATCATGCTATGATGTTAGCGTCAAGGGGTAAAGGTAAATCATTTAAAGGTGGCAGTATGCTTAATAGAAACTACTTTCTTATACCTAACTCTACTAGTTTTGCATTTGCTGCATCAGAACAATACCTTACTGGTGATGGTTTAATTACCAAAGCATGGAATATAATGGATTTTATTGACCAAAATACACCATGGGCTAAGAGAAGACAGTTTAAAAATACTGACTTACACAGAAGAGCTTCAGTACAATCTAATGAAAATGGTATTAAAACAGAGAAAGGTTTTAAATCTGAGATAATTGGAGTAACAGTTGGAGATAATATCAACAAACTTAGGGGTAAAAGGGGTAAGTTAATGATACTAGAGGAGATAGGTTCCTTTCCTAAATCACATACTGGTTGGAATATACTAAGACCTTCAGTAGAACAAGGTAATAAAACCTTTGGTTTATTACTAGCATTTGGTACAGGTGGTGAAGAAGGCGCTGCATTTGATGGAGCAGAGGAGTTATTCAAGAATCCACAAGCATACAAGATACATCCAGTAACTAATAAGTGGGATGAAGGTATGGAAAGTACACAATGTTCTTACTTTTGGTCTGCAGCACAAAACTTTGCAGGAGCTTATGATAAATGGGGTAATTCTGACATACTTGTAGCTAAGAAACTTATAGAAGAAGACCGTGCTAATGTAAAAAAAGGTTCTGACCCACATGCATTAACAAGAAGAATGGCTGAGTTACCTCTAAATCCTAGAGAAGCCATGATGAAAATCACTGGAACTCAATTTCCTGTAGCAGATATAAGAGCACAAGAAGCAGAAATAGAAAGTAAACCACATTTATACAAGAATGCAGACTATGTAGGTAGATTTGAGCTTAACCAAACTACACAAAGGTTTGAATTTATATATGATAGTACCTTAACACCAATATATAAGTCAGGATTTGTAGATAATAAGAATAAACCTGGTGCAATTGTACTATATGAACTAGCAAAAACAGATGATCAAAAAGAAGTACCTACTAATAGGTATGTTGCAGGCATTGACTCCTATGACTTTGATGAAAGTACTACTAATTCCTTAGGAAGTTGCTTTGTATTTGATAGTTGGACTAAGCAATGTGTAGCAGAATACACTGGTAGACCAACAGCATTTGATTTCTATGAGAATTGTAGAAGATTATTACTATATTACAATGCCAAAGTAAATATAGAGAATGCAAATAAGGGTATATTTGACTACTTTGACAACAAAAATTGTGGTTATTTAATCTGTGAAGAACCTAGAATAGCAAGAGAAGCTTTAGCAGAAACAGTAAAAGGCGGATCTAGAAGAAGAGGTACTACACCAAGTACTAGATTAAATGCTTATGCTAGAGGATTAATAGCAAGATGGTTATTAGAACCTACTAATAATCCAGATAAACCAGAAGAAATGCAAGTACATAAGTTTAGATGTTTACCTGCATTACAAGAGTTGGCAGTATGGAATATAGATGGTAACTTTGATAGGGTTTCTGCACTTGGTATGGCTATGTTGTTAATGCAAGATAGAGAAAAGTACAATGTAGAAACAATGTCAGTAAAAGAAAAGCCAGATCCATTTTGGGATAGGCATTTTAAAAAGAAAAGCTATAGTGGGTACAGAAATTTTTTAACTGACGGTGTACAATTTAAATAAACATAAGTATATTTGTTAATTCCATTTTAATATAAAAAAATGTTTTTTAATACAACTAACGTACCAAGATATTTTCCCAGTCAAAAGAAGTCCACTAAAGAAAAAACTGAAGAGTGGTGCAAACAATGCGTATTGGCTGGTGAGCAAATTCTGTTATATAGTGATCCTACTATTAGACAGACTAGATTAAATAAGAAAACTAATTATAACTTATACAATGATATCTTAGATGTAGGTGATTTAGAAACTGTATTAAATCCTATGGGATTAGATAGAAATAGTTTCCCTGCTACTTTGAGAAATTATCCTATAGCCAATCCTAAAATAAATAGGTTATCAGGAGAAGAGTTAACAAGACCATTTGACTTTAGAGTTATGGTACTTAATGAGGATGCTATCTCACAAAAAGAGCAAGAAAAGAAAGAAATTATAATGCAATCTTTGCAAAATATCTTATTAGCAGATATGCCAGAGTTGCAAGATCCAAAACAACAAGAAGCTTATATACAAGAGAAATTAAAAGAAACTGAAAAGTATCTTAATTTTGAATGGCAAGAAAAAAGAGAACTAGGTGGTACATGGATATTACAACATTACTACTTAGAATTAGACCTTAAGACAGCTTTCAATAGAGGTTTCCATGATGCATTAATTGCAGGAGAAGAAATCTATTGTATAGATGAAGTAAGTGGTGAACCCGTTGTCAGGAGATGTAATCCTTTAAATACATACGCACTAATGGAACCAGATACATTGTACTGGGATGAGGCAGATATGATATTAGAGGAAGGTTATAGAAGTATAGGTTATGTAATTGACTTATACCATGACTATCTTACTCCTGACAATATAGAATTTTTAGAGAAAGGTTATAAGTACCAATATTCACAGTATGGTACTCCTAAGTTTTCCACAGATGAATATCTACAAGCAATTGGTGAAACAAGAAACTTAATAGATATTGCAGATACAAGACCAGGTTTTGGAGGTATGTTTGATACAGATGGTAACGTAAGAGTTATTAGACTTGTATGGAAATCCAGACGTAAAATAGGAAAGTTAAAGTACTATGATGAACAAGGAGAACCACAAGAAACTTGGGTAGATGAATTATACAAAGCTGATAAATCATTAGGTGAAGAAATAGAATGGCTTTGGATAAATGAATATTGGGAAGGTACTAAGATAGCAAATGATATATTTGTTAAAATGCAACCTAGACCTATTCAGTTTAGAAGAATGTCTAATCCATCTAGATGTAAATCAGGTTATGTAGGAACACAATACATGACAGGTGTTGGTAAAGCAATGTCTTTAATGGATAGAATTAAACCTTATCAGTATTTGTATAATATATACATGTACAGACTAGAGTTATTATTTGCTAAAAATAAAGGTGTTATTGGTGAATTAGATTTAGCTAAAGTACCTGATGGTTGGGAAATAGATAAATGGATGCACTATGCTGAAGTACATGGTTGGGCTATTGTAGATTCTTTTAAAGAAGCTAAGAAAGGTGCCGCTACTGGTAAACTGGCAGGTAACTTTAATACTACAGGAAGAGTACTTAATATGGAAGTAGGACAATCAATCCAACAACATATTAATATGCTTGACTTTATTAAGAATGAGATAGGAGAGATTACAGGTATATCTAGACAAAGAGAAGGAGATATTGCTCAATCTGCAGGTTTAGGTACTACACAACAAGCTATAATGAACTCTGCTCAGATTACAGAACCTTGGTTTTATTTACATGAAAGAACTAAGTTACGTGTAATGGATACTTTACTTGATACAGCTAAATATTGTATTAGTACAGGTAAAGCTAAGAAGATGCAACATATTTTAGATGATATGACTATTGTAACTTACCAGTTAGATCCAGAACAGTTTTGTGAAGCAGAGTATGGTATAATGACAACTAACTCAGCTAATGATAGACAACTATATGAAGCACTTAAACAGTTAGCACATGCAGGTATACAAAATGATAAGATTAACTTTAGTCAGTTAATGGATATCTATACTACTACTAGCTTAAGTTCTATAAGACGTAAGATAGAAAAAGCAGAACAAGATAAACAAAAACTTGCTCAGCAAAATGCAGAAGCAGATAGACAAACTCAATTAGAAGCACAAAAAATGCAGTCTGCAGAGAATGAAGCTGAGAGAGAAATGACTAGATATAAAATAGATTCTGATAATGAGACAAGAATAAGAGTTGCTGAAATGCAAGTTTATTCACGTCAACAAGAATTAGATCAAAATAACAATGGTATTCCTGATCCTATGGAAATTGCAGGACAAGCAATGGAAGAAAGAAAATATGCTTCCAATGAGTTGTCTAATAACCTAGATAGAATACTTAAAGATAAAGAAATACAGAATAAATCTAATTTAGAAAAAGAAAAGTTAGCAACACAAAAAGAAATAGCTAAGATGAAAGCAGATGCTGAAAAATATAAAGCAGATAATGCACTTAAAATAGCTAAAGAGAATAAGAATAAATTTGACAAAAAGTAAACTTTAGCTATACTGAGTTTTAACTAAAGATTAAAAAGTTTTGTATATTTGTTTTATTAATACATAAATTTGTAAACAATAAATTATTATGAGTAAAGAATCAATATTTGAGGGGTTAGACATAGCAGCGTTAGGAACTAATAATGATGCACTTATAGACTTATCTAACACAGAGGGTACTACAAATACTAGTACTTCAAATGAAGGAAATACAGAAGAAACTGGTAATTTAATAGACATCTCTGCCTTAGGTACAATACCTAAAGAAGATGAAACTGCAAAAATTACAGATAGTAATATCACTGATAGTGATGATACTACAGAGACTGCCATAGAAACAGAAGAAGCTGTTGACGCAGATAGTTCTGGAGAATTGTTTAAAGCATTTGGTTCTACATTAGTAGAAAAAGGTGTATTCTCAGAAGAATTGTTTAAAGATTTTGATGGTACTATTGATGGTTTAGTTACTGCAGTAGACAGAGAGATTGGTTATGGTATTGAATCTTATAAAGAATCTTTACCTGATGTTCTTAAGGAATTAATAGATAACTATGAAGAAGGTGTTCCTTTAGATCAGTTAATAGCTACTAAGTCAAGAGAGATTTCTTTTAATAATATTACTGATAGTAAATTAGAAGAAGATACTGAATTACAAAAAGAAATAGTAAGACAATATCTAGAATCAACTGGTCTTAAAGAAAATAAGATTAAAAAACTTATAGAGACTTATGAAGATACAGATGAATTATTTAGTGAAGCTAAAGATGCTCTTGGAGAAATAAAAGATATTCTTAAAAAAGAAGAAGCTTATATTAAGAAACAACAAGAAGAAGAAAGAAAAGTAGCTGAACAAAGAACAAAAGAATTACTTAATACTGTAGAAACAACTATCAGCAAAACTGAAGAAATTGTGCCAGGTATTAAATTAAATGATAAAGTAAGAAAAGAAATATATAGTTCTATGACACAACCTACTGGCAGAGATGCAGAAGGTAATCCAATTAATAAAGTAATGGAGATTAGAGCTAAAGACCCTATTAAATTTGAAATGACATTACATTACTTAGCTTCATTAGGAATATTTGAAGGTAAATGGGATAAAGTAATAAGTACTGCAAAGACTAGTAGTGTTAAAGAATTAGAGAAATTGATTAAATCAAATGATAATAAATTCAGTGGTTCTGGAAAAGCATCTATCCCAGCTTCTAAAAGCTCCACTGACTTATTGAGTGCAATAAAAAATAAATACAGTAAATAACTAAAAAACAAACCTTAAAATGCTAATATCAGAATTACAGATGTTTGAACCTAAGGATTTTTCTGGCCTAGTTACAGATAATCACTTAGGAGCTATGTACGCTACACAACCTATTGTAGTGTCAAATTTAATTGAACAAATTTACAAAGTTAACTTAGGAGAAGACTTATTGTCTTTTATGGACCAATTTTCTACTTTAGAAATTGATGATGATCTTCCTTTTGAGTGGTGGTTGCAAGGTGCTGAAAACAAAAACTATCCATTAGTATCAGCTACTTATACTGGTGTTAAACCAGGTATTGGTGTAACTAGATTTACATTAACTTTTGCTGAAAGAGCTTTTGAAGCTTCTGACGTTATAGTAGGTGAAGAAACTGAAACTTACTTTTTACGTGTTACTAAAGATCCAGAACCAAATGGTACTAACTGGGATTTTGAAGTAGAATTAGTAACTGGTGATGTTAACTTGTTTATTCCAATTGAAGAACTTGCTGCTGGAAAAAGATTCTCTAAAGAGTATTCTTTAGTAGAACAAACTCTTTCTAAAAGAGGTGGAACTGTTTATCATACATCTCCTTTCAAAATGCAAAATACTTGTTCTTTTATCCGTAAGGAATATGAAGTACCAGGTAACATGATTAAAAAAGGTGTTAACAGACCATTGGCTTTTGCTTTCAAAGATGCTGCAGGTAAAACTCAAACTACTTGGATTAAAAAACTAGATTGGGATTTTATGAAAGAATTCCGTAGAGAAAAAGCTTTATTAGCTATGTACGGACAACCAAATAAAACTTCTCAAGGTACTTACTTGAATAAAGGTGAATCTGGATATGAGATCAGACAAGGTGCTGGTTTAATGGCACAAGTTGCTCCAGCTAACGTATACTACTACAATACTTTCTCTTTAGATTATTTATTTGAAGTATTAATGTCATTGTCAGTTGGTAAATTACCTGAAGATTCCCGTAAATTTGTACTAGGTACAGGTGAATATGGTTTTGTACAATTCCACAAAGCTGTAGATGCTAAAGGTGCTAACTTCTCTTACAACAACGCTGGTAACCGTATTACTGGAACTGGTGATAACCTAAGATTAGGAGGACAATTTAAGTCTTACGGTTTCTTAAATGGTATTGAAATTACCTTGATTAAAATACCTCATTTTGATGATATCACTAGGGAGAAAGCAATGCATCCAGAAGGTGGTACTGTAAAATCTAGAGAATATTTGATCATGGATTTTGGTACTCAATCAGGTGTTGATAACATTCAAAAAGTAGTTGTTAAAGGTGAAGCAGATATGTTCCGTTACCTACCAGGTTTAAGAGATCCATTCTCTGCTCAAGGTGGTTTAACTCCAGGTCTTACTGCATCTACTGTAGATGGTTACAAAGTAATGAAAGGCTCTATCATGGGTGTTAAAGTTCATAACCCAATGAGATTAGCTAGATTTATCCCAAACATTGGATAATAATTAATTAATAAAACAATAAAAGAAGATTATGAGTGAAGTTGGATTTGAAAAAGGAAGTTCTATTCTCTTAAATAAAAAGGTTGATGTCAAGCCAATTATTAGAAATAATAGTTGGCTAGGCAAAGGCCATGATGGAGAATTCATGTATACAGGTACTTTTAAAGGATTCTGTGTACCAATGGATAAAAACACTGGTCAACTAAAGCACTTCTTGAATAAAGATGAGCAAAAGTTCTTTGAAAAAGAAATGGAATTACAAGAAGGTGCATTATCTTTCTATGATAAAAATAATGAATTTTGGAGTAGATTTGTAGTTAAAATAGATAAGAATGGTATTTCACTAGACTTAAATAATACACTAGACAATTTGAAATGGAGAATGCTTTTAGCTAATGTTAAGAAAATAGCTCCAAATCCAGAGTCTAGGTTTGACTTACCTACTTATGAATTCATGATAGTAGATAGAGACTATGAAGTTGAAGAAAGAGTTAAGAAATCATCTAGGGTAAAAGAAGCTTATAGAGCTTTTGGTAAACTAGAAGTATCTGAAACTAAAATGAAAGACTTCTTAAGAGTATATGGTAAAAGACCTTCAGCAAATGCAACTAGAGAATTCTTAATCTCTGAAATAGATAGAATTATTGAAGCTGATACAGATGGTTTCTTGAATATTACTGAAGATCAAAACTATGAACTTAAATTGTTTATAGAAGATGCAATTGATGCTAAAGCAATTATTAAATCTGGTAAAACAGGTTACGCACTTCCAGGTGGAGACATCATAGGAAATACACAAGCAGCAGCATTAACTTGGTTAAAAGATCCTAGGAATTCTGAAGAGAAATTAACTATACAAGCTAAAGTAGACAAATTTAAAAAATAACTAAATGACTAATCAACAGTTCTTTGACCTTTTTCAATTTAGAATGGATAAAATAGCTACACTAGCTTTGGGTTCTTTTACGCAAGTAGAAGTAACTGCCTTAGCTAATGAAGCTCAAGAAGAACTTGTATTACAAAGATTTGATCACAAGTTAAATAAAATAAATGAAGGATTTGAGTCCACTGAAAAGAGGGCCCAAGATTTGGCAGAGTTGGTAAGATACAAAAATATCACTACCTTTACTAACGGATTTTTTCCAAATAGTAAGTATGCTGCTCTGCCAGATACTCTTCTTAATAATGTGACTGATTATTCTGACGTTCATTGGTTTACTATATTTGAAGATGCTACTGTAAACTTAGATGATTGTGGTAAAGTTACTACAGACCCAACTAAGTATACTAATATACCAGTATACAGAGCACCTAACCAAGCTTTAAACACTTTCTTTTCAGATCCTTTTAATAAGCCTACAAAAGATAGAGTTTATAGATTAACAACAGAAGGTCATAAATGTTTACTACTTCATGCATCTGGATTATCTTTAATATCTTATAATATAGGATATGTAAGAAAACCTAAGCCAATTGATTTAGTAACTGGAGTTACATTAAATGAAGCAGTTTCTGAACTTTCAGACCATATGCATAATCAACTACTAAATAAAACAGTAGAATTAGCATTGAAAAATATTGAAAGTGATAGATTTAATACAGAATATCAAATTAGTAAACATTAACAATTAATAATAAATCAATTAAACAAATAATAAAATGCAAAAGAATAATAATATATTAAACTCAATTATAGCTGCAGCTGTTGCTAGAACTTCATCTGTACAAATTACAGAACCTACTGCAGCTAGTTATATTAAAGCTGGTGAAGTAGTTGCTACTGCATTAGATGGAACTGTACTTACTGCTACTACTGCTGCTTCTGCAACTGAACTAGTTTTAGTACAAGGTCAAGGTGCTGGTCTTCCTCTTATTAAATCAGCAGTTATTAAAAAAGCTAACGTAACTAAAGTTGCTTCTAAAGCTTATGCTGCTCCTCTTGAGCAAATTTCTTACTTTGGATACAATGGTTCTGCTGGAAACATTGACGCTATTAACTCTAATGAGTATGTATTGCGTGTAACTTTCCAAGAAGATACTAAAACTTTTGGAGATAAAATGAATACAATCATTGCTGATTATATCTCTGATTCTTCTACAACTGCTTCTGAAGTTGCTCTTGGTTTAGCTTCTAACATTAACAAATCTGCTTCTTTGTATGCTGATGTTCCTGTTAAAGCTGAAGTTATCACTGCTGGTGGTACTCCAACTACTTCTGCACAAGCTGTGTCTGTAGTTAATGGTTCTAAAACTATTACTTATGCTGCTGCTCCAACTGGTGTTGCTATTGGTTCTTTAGTTTATTTAGCTGGTGCTACTTATTTAGTTACTAATTTAGTTGGCGCTGTTGCTACTTTAAATATGCCATTCCAAGGTGCTACTAACGCTGCTCTTGCTGCTGGTACTACTTATGCTTCTCAAAATGGTTACTTAGCTGCTACTCCTTCTAACGTAGGTATTAAAATTACTGGTTTAGTAAGAAGATTTAGAGCTGGTGTTTGGGTTTATACTAAAGTAAGATTTGTATTAACTGCTAAAAATGCAGGTTCTACTAACTTAACTAATGCTCAAGCTGCTTACAAAGGTATTGGAGATGGTAAAGAAGTTCAAGAAATTGAATGGGAAACTGTAGGAAATGAGGGTGCATTCTTGCGTACTCCTGCTCCAGGTTCTCCAGTTCCAGTATTAAGATTGAACTCTAAAGAGGCTTCAACTTATGGAATTTACAATATCCAATTCTTTGACCAAAATGGTACAGGTGTAGTTGCTGCTCCAGTTCCTTCTTACAAACAATTAATCATTGCTGCTGAGAATGTTACTGCAGGTTCTGGTACTTATGCTGGTACTATTTCTGATGCAACTAATGGTCTTAGTGCAGTATTAAATGCTTTCTTAGGAACTGCTATTGCATAATTACTATTGATAATTACAGAAAGGCAGTAGTTAATTCTGCTGCCTTTTTTTTAATAATTTTAAAAATTAATTATCAATTATGGCATTACAACCTAACTTTACCCTTTGCTTAGACAAAGGTTGTTCTACGTTTACTTTTACGGATACAACGGGAACTTATGATGAAATTCTTAATCCAGGAGGCTATGGTGCTCCTAATGGAACTGTTGAAAATATAGTTAGTGCTTCTATATTATTTGAGTTTAATGGATTATCTATACAAAAAACATTTACTCTTAGTGACCCTCCAGTAATAGAAGACTTAACAGGTATTGAATTTACTGCAGAAGATTTAGGTACTGAAATAGTAGATGGTATTTATACTTTAACTTATACAGTTGCATACTCAGGTTCTTTCTATACTAAAAAACAACAAATGTTTTTTGCATGTAATGCAGAATGTTGTGTATATAAAATGTCTACTAAAGTTACTTTAGAAGATTGTTCTTGTGAAAATCCCGCTTTAAATAACTTCTTAAATGCATATACTTATTTACAAGTATTAAAAAATGCAGCTAGAGCAGGTCAAAATACTAAATTTACTAATACATTAACTTTACTAAACAAACTATGTACAGCCTCTGGTTGTGGATGTGGTTGTGGTGGATGTTAATTAACAATATATAAAATATATGAGTTGTAATTGTGATGAAAATCCATTAATACTTCCTATTGGTCCTCAAGGTGAACAAGGCCCTGTTGGACCTACTGGACCTGCTGGCCCCATAGGACCACAAGGAATACAAGGACCTGCAGGAATAGTTGGAGGAACTTTAGAATACAGTTATAATTATGGAAATATAGTAGGAAATGGAGAAGGAGATGCAAGTAATATAAATGTTGCTTATTTTAGATTTCCAGGTACAGTTAGTTTTGGTACTCCTTCTTCTGTAAAAGTAGTAGTATCTGGGGAAATGATCCCTCCAGATGATGTAAATATCATTGTAAGAGATGTTACTAATAATGTGATAGTAGCAGCTACATACGGTATTGTACCTTCATTTGCTCCTAGTGTAGTAAATGTTCCTATTATATCAGGTACTTTTTCTACCTCAGAAGTAGTATTTAGATTAGAATATTCTATTTCTAGTGGAAATCCTTACTTACCAAGTATTGCATACATTCACTCTTTAGATATAACAATATAATAAAAAATAATTATGAGTTGTAGTTGTGATAATAATCCATTGATATTACCAGTAGGTGCTACTGGACCACAAGGCCCTAAAGGAGATCCAGGTTTTGGATTTGAACATTATATAGGAGAAGAATTTGGTGGTGGAGTAGTATTTCATGTATATAGAGACAGTGATGGTACTGAACATGGTTTAATAATTAGTATAGAAGATCAATCAATTTCTAAAGTACAATATAGTAATATAGTAAGTACTTCTATAGGAATTTCTGCATTAGAAAGTAAATGGAATGGGACAGAAAATACTAACTTAATGAAAACTCAAAGTGGGGCTATTGACGGAGCCTGGAAGCTTTGTGATGACTACAGTAATGACGGCTTTTCAGATTGGTATTTGCCAAGTGTAACTGAAATGGCTTTAATATATCAAAATAGATTTAATATATATAAAACATTTTCAAATATAACAGGCGCTGATTTTATTCAAGATGAATATTATTGGACAAGTACAGAAAGAAGTAGCACAAATGCAAATACTTTTGAATTTACTACAGGTTTTGCAGGTAATACATCAAAAGGAAGTACTTATTATGTAAGAGCAATACGTAAATTTTAATATATGGCATCTACACAATTTGATCATACAGTAAGATTATACAGAATAATTCAAAAAATAGTTGAATTAGGAGATGAATTATCTGCTAAAATACTTAAAGGTAATAAGTGTAAAGAAGAGCAAACTTCTCTTAACTTATTAGTTGCATTTTTAGATGTATTAAAAGGACATGTTCCTGGTTCTTACAACTCTATTGCTTCTTTTAGATTATATAAATTAACTGAAGATTTACTTACTGTACCACAAAGTATAGAAATATATGCAGGAGATTTACTTGTAGTTAATATACCTGCATTACCTAGTAACAGTATTATTACAAATGTTCAGTATATTGCTGATCAAATTAATCTTACTTCTACTGACTTTGTAGCAACTGCAGATGATGATAGGTTATTTATTAATTCAACAATACCTGGAGATACTTTAAATGGTCAGTTTTTAACTGTTATTACAGATACAGATTATCTTAATACTTTAGATTCTTATGCATTCCAATTTGGACAAACTGCATTACCTGAAGGAGATAACTGTTTAACTCAAGAAGAAGTAGATGCTTTATTCTATTTAATAGAACAAAAGTATTGTATGGATTTTGGAGTTTATGGACAAGTAAATCCAGTAACAATTGAGAATCCAAGTTTAACCCCTACTCCACCAAGTAATTATTTAAAACAAGAAGACAACTTCTATATCTTATTAGAAGATGGATTTAAAATAAAACTAGAAGACTAAAATGGCAAATAAAAAGATATCAGAATTAACAACTTTTACAACTGCTTTAGGTACAGACCAAATTCCAGTAAATAGATCTGGAATGAATGGTAAATTAGCTTTAAGTAGTTTAAGTAGTTTAAGTACTACTCATTATATTGGTGAGTTTTTTGGCGGAGGAGTTGTTTTTCATGTATACAAAGATAGTTTAGGAGTTGAACATGGACTAATTGTGAGTATTGTTAACTTAGCAAATGCACAATATAGTAATATAGTTAATCTTGTTTCTAGTGCAACTAGTACTTGGAATGGACAAGGAAATACTAATTTATTAAAAGCACAATCTGGGGCTACTTCAGGGGCTTGGAAACTTTGTGATGATTATAGCAATGGAGGTTTTACAGACTGGTATTTACCAAGTGTAGATGAGTGGAATTTATTATGGAATAATAGATTTAATGTAAATAAAACTTTAACAAATATTGTAGGAGCTGCACAAATAGGATATGATACATATTGGAGTAGTTCTGAAGGAAACATTGTCAGTGCCTATGTTTTCTATGCTAATCTTGGGTCTGCTAGCAGCCTTTCTAAGTCTACTGCTTACTCTGTACGTGCAATAAGACAATTTTAATATATATATATAAAATGGCAGATAAAAAAATATCCCAATTAACAAGTTTAGCACCCGCTTTAAACACAGATGAATTACCTATTAATAGAAGTAATGCATCTGGTAAATTAACTGTAGCTGATATATTAAGTCCTGAAGCTACTATTAGAGCTGCTAAAGACGGTGATTTAACTACACTTAATACTACTGATAAATCAAATTTAGTAAGTGCTATTAATGAAGTAAATACTGGATTAGCAAGTAAAGTCCCTTCTTCTTATTTAGATACAGATACTACTTTAGCTGCTAATTCTGATAGTAAAATTGCTACACAAAAAGCTACTAAAGCTTATGTATTAGCTAATGTAACTCCTTCAGCTACGGAAACTGTACAAGGTAAAGCAGAGATAGCTACACAAGCAGAAACTAATACTGGTACAGATGATACTAGATTTGTTACTCCTTTAAAGTTAAAAACTAATTTAGATAGTAAAGGATATTTAACTGGAACTGGTACTGCTAATGCTTTTCCTAGATATACTGCAGGAACTACTTTAGGAACTTCAGCTATTGCACAATCTGCAGCAGGTAATAGAATATTAGTTAATGGAGTTACTGATGATCTTGGCACTGCACTACAAGTAAGTGGGTCTATAAGACAAACTGCAATAACTTCTGTTTTAGGAGCAGTAGATTCTAATGGTAAAATAGTAAGTGGAGGTTCTGGTACTAGTGGGCGTATACCTGTATTTTATGGTAGTACTTCTTTTTTAGCTAATTCTCTTATAAGAGATGATAGTTCTACTGTTTCTATAGGAGTAGCAACTGACGCTGGTTCTAAATTATATGTTCCAACTTCAGATACTACTACTAGCATTAGAAGTAGTAATTCTTCTCTTTTTCCTGCTACTACTTATAGTCTTGTTGGTAATACTTCAGGAACTAAAGCAGGATCAAATATAGGAGTTTATGGAATTGCATCAGGATCTACTATTAGCAATATTGCAATGTATGGTGACTCTTCTGGTGCTACATCTCCTCTTAATATAGGAGGTTGGTTTTCTGCAACAGGGGGTACTACTAATTATTCATTACAATTAACTGATGGTACTCAAGCTACAGGTAAGTTTTTAAAATCAATTACATCAGATGGTAAAGCTAACTGGGCAAATATTACTACTGCTGATATTACTTCTGGATTTGCTGGGGCCGCATTAAATAATGTACCTAGGTATGGAACTCTTACTACTTTTTCACCTTCTACTATTTATGATAATGGAAGTAATACAGGTATAGGAAATGCTCCTTTATCAAATTCTAAGTTATTTGTAGCTACTAGTAGTGTTAATATTTACACTATAAATGCTAGTAATAGTACTGCCACTGGTATTACTTATGCATTAATTGGTAATACTTCAGGTGCAAAATCTTCTCAAAATGTAGGAGCAGCAGGTTATGCTTTAAATTCCACTACTGAGAATACAGGAGTACTTGGAAGTGCAGTAATTGCTACTACTGGTAAAAATGTTGGAGGATCTTTTTTAGCTGCTCTTGGAGCAACTAACTATGCAGTACAATTAAAAGATGGTACTGAGGCTGCTGGAAAAGTATTACAATGTATGGATTCCAATGGTTATGCTAATTGGGGATTTGATTATAATGGTCAAACTATTTTAGTTAACACAACATTTACTAATGAGCCTATAAGTATTAATTTTAATTTAGGTAATTACGTAGTATTAGATTATTCTTCTACAATTGCTACAGCAACTAGTGTTAATGCAGTTTCTTTTAGTAATATGAAACAAGGTAGAATATATAAAATAAAAGTTAAACAAGGGCCTAGTCCTGCTGGTGAAACTTATACTCCTACATTTGCTGGTATGAAATGGCCTGGAGGAACAGCTTTTACTCCAACAACTGGAACAGGTAAAATTGACTTTATTGAAGTATGGTATGATGGAATTGCTTACTATGGAGATTTCATTAAAAACTATGTATAATACAATAGTTTACTTTATAAAAAATAAATAGTATCTTTACACAAAATTTAAAAAATATAAACAATGGCAATATTTAATAATGATGATCTTTTAAGAGCACTTGCTAAGAACTTTAAGGCATTTGCTTATGAAAAGATAACAATAAATTCTACTATAAAAACACTTACAATACCTAAAGAAGCTAAATACGCATTATTATCTTTTGAGTCTGATGCATCTGGTATTGCAGCTAGATTTTTAGAAACTAATTCTGTACCTGTTACTTCAGCAAATGGTATTGCTTTATCACATTTAGATAGAGTAGATTTAACAGACCAAGTTAACTTAGAAGGATTTCAAATAATTCAAGCACAATCAGGTATTCATACTTTACATGTACAATATTACTACTAATTATGGCAATAATAGTTAGAAATAAAAAATTATTTACAGGTCTTGGAGGAGGTGGTGGTGCTACTTATATAAGAAGACATGATTATGTTGCAGGAACTCCTGCATATGATTATTGTGGTATTGCACCTCCTAGTACTTTAGAAACTACTGCTAAATGGACTGTAACTAAAATTACTATAGCAGCAGATGGGACAACTACTCAAGAAGTAGCTTATAATATAGCTTGGACTGATAGAACAACTGCTACTTATACACCAATTTAATAATACTTAAAACTTAATAAAATGATAGATTATAAATATGCCTTTGTTTGTAATGAGATAACTAATAATTTATATGCATTAGTAATGTCTTGTTGGTATACAGATGAAGAAGGTAATAGAGTAGATGTTAAGTCTGAAACAAAATTAAATTTAAACTTACAAGAATGTTTTGATCTAGCTCAAGCATTTGTAATACCTGAATAATTATGGCAGTAAGATTTGCAGTTTCTTCAACAGCTTGGAATACTCCTTCTACTTGGGATAACGGAGCAGTACCTGTTCCTGGAGATACAGTTTACCCAAATGGATTTACAGTTACTATTGATACAGATATTGATGTTGCATCATTAAATACTAATGTCAGTCCTGTTTATTTGCCTAATATGAATATTCCTGCTATGACAGGTAATACTCAACCCAGTGGAATAGTTGATTCAAGTGGTTATGCAATTAGTTATCCTCCATATCAAGTATTTGACCAAAATTCAGGTACAAGTTATGGAAGTAATACTAATAATACCTGTTGGATTACTTATGAATATCCATCTGCAAGATTGATAAAAAGATATTATTTAAGGTCTATTGTCGTTGGTGGATATGGTCAGCCATCTGCTTGGATTTTTGAAGGTTGGAATGGTAGTTCATGGGATCCTTTAGAAATGAAAACAGGTATGGGAACATCTACTACAACAGGTTATTTAAGTCCTGTTTTAACTCATACAACTCTTTATTCTAAATATAGATTAAATGTTACAGCAGGTAGT